CGCAAAAGAAAAAGATTTACCGATACAATGGGGAGGCGATTGGAAAAGCTTCGTTGATATGCCCCATTTTGAATACAAAAACGGGAAAACTACCGCAGCGATGAGAAAGTTAATAGCCGAAGGGAAATCAGTGATATGAAAAAAGATGCAGAATATTTTAAGGCATTGATTGAATTTGCTGACACAGACTTGCAACGCGCAGCATTAACGGCTGTTATTGAAAATAATGGTAGCGCTCGAGCAGCGGGTAAAAAAACAAACAAATGTCACAGCAGCATTCTCCGAACTATAAAGCGAGTTGAAAAGTATGCAGCGCAGAAAGGCTGGTCTGGTGCTTACGACGTCACATCATTTTGCCCACCTGGGTATCATTTGAAAGGGACGTCCACGCTGCTTGATGGGGAAGGCGGCGTAGTTCAGCAATGGGTAAAGACTGATAAAAATCGATCAAGAGAATATGAGATAGCACAAGAGATTTACGAAGATTTAGCTCAGGATGTCAAACGACTGCCAGCATTGAAGAAACCAAAGTCTTGTGATGCAGACTTGTTGAATTTTTACGTGCTGACTGATTGCCACATTGGAATGTTATCTTGCCCAGAGGAAACAGGGCGTGCATGGAATACACAGATTGCCGAAACCGTTATCATAGATGCGTTCCGAGCTATGGTGCAACAAAGCCCCAAAGCAAAGCGGTGCGTCATAGCGCAACTGGGGGATCTGCTGCATTGGGACTCAATGATCCCGGTTACTCCCGCAAGTGGCCATATTGTAGATTCTAGCGATAGATATTCAAACGTTGTAGCGATAGCCGTCAAAATCATTCGGACAGTCATGGACGATGCTTTGGCTAAGCATGAAGAAGTTCACGCAGTCATGGCTACCGGGAACCATGATCAGTCTGGATCTATTTGGCTAAGAACTTTACTTGCCGCACTCTACGAAAACGAACCTCGAGTGACTGTTGATGTGAGCTCTTCCCCGTTCTACAGCCACAAGCACGGCTCAACAATGCTAGCTATGCATCACGGGCATCTCGTAAAACCAGTAACAATGCCCGGCTTGTTTGCTGCTACTGAACCTGAAATGTGGGGTCAGACCAAATACCGCTACGCTCACGTCGGCCACAAACATAACTCGAAAATGCAAGAGAGCGAGGTGGGCGGTATGCACGTCATCGAACATCCTACTTTAGCTGCGCGAGACGCTTACGCATCTAGCCACGGGTATTTCTCAAACAGCGGAGCTAGATCAACAACGTATCACGTTGAACACGGCGAATGTGGAAATGTAGTAGTGCGGCCAAAGATTTAATCATGGAAAACAAAACCTCAAAAGCTCTGCAGCGGTTCAACCTCAGCGGAGTCAATAAACCAAAACGGACTCCGAACCATCCAACGAAGAGCCACGTTGTGCTAGCCTCTGAAGGCGGTAAGACAAAGTTGATTCGATTTGGTGAACAAGGGGCTAAAACTGCTGGCAAACCTAAAGCTGGTGAATCTGAAAAAATGAAAGCAAAGCGCAGGAGTTTCAAAGCTAGGCACGGCGCCAACATCAAGAAGGGAAAGATGTCGGCAGCTTATTGGGCCTCAAAAACGAAATGGTAATTCTCTTTGCGTGTGCCATGTTTTAAGCGCATTTAGCAATCAACAAATAAATATTATGAATAAAGAATCCATACTCGGAGTAGTTCGCCACATACTAACGTTTGGCGGGGGGCTTCTCGTAGCCAAAGGAACCATTGAAGAGCCCATGATGCTCGAAGCCGTAGGTAGTATCATTACACTGATTGGCATTGTCTGGTCTATTCGCCAGAAGTCAGAGCAATGAGAGCAGTTCTAGCTGCGCTCGCCTCTGCTCTTTCGGCGTTGGCATCATATTATAAGACCGTATTCCCGGTTAGAGAGATGCGCTCGTTACAGAAGGAAATCTACGACTATGAAGATGAAATTTATCGCCTCGGTGATCGTGGCAATCCTGCTGACAAACTGCGCATCGAGGTCATCGCTACGAGAAAGCGAGACGCAGCAGAACAACTCAGCACTTTACGATCCGCCTACCGTAACTCTGATCAAGGGTAAAACCTATCAGTTCAAAGAAGGCGCAATTGAAGGTCGCGGCCAGAAACTTCATTCCCACTACAGCTATGTAATGGCACTGCTAACGGGCCGACCTTACAATGAAAAATAACAAGAAAAAGACAGCTACGACAGTCACTTGCGGCAATGCGCCATGGAACCGTTACTTTTTCACCCGCATAGCAAAAGAATGCGGTTTTCGTCAAGATGGGGTTTTACCGAGCGTGAAAACTGCAGATTCGGAGAAAACTAGCTCCTAAATATTTGCTCATCTTGCTCTTCTGATTCCTAGAATCCTTGGCTTGCAGCTTTCAAGCGATACGCGCGAGACGGCCCTACTGTAAGTTGGTCGATGGATGCACTGGCCATTCCCAACGTAAATAAGTATATGGCCAGCGGTTCCCGACCTCGAGCCTCTCCACTGCACTATAATGTCTCCTGGGCGGGGAGATCCAACTACAGGACGCCCAAACTTGAGCCAATTCCTAGCGAGACTGTGGCCGGGGGGCGGCTGAATGCCAGCGGAAGACATCACCTCGCCAACGAAATTAGCACATTGCCGCGAGACTCCCGGCCGGTAATATTTGTTTTCCCAAGCTTTCGCTTTTGATACGATTACATTAGAGCTAACGCCCTTTAACCAATCGATAGACGGCTTCCAATTCTCAGCATTGGTAATAGCGACAACGCTGAACAGAACCGCAAATGTAAGTTGAGTTGCTTTTATCATGCTTTTTTTCCGGTATTCCAACCATCTAACCACGCAATCCTCAATAAATCGTCTGCTGTATTCCCATCGTTGCCTTCGTTCAATTTTGATCTGAGCTCATGGTATTCCGAACTGTCAGTGTAATTGAGCCAATCTTTTGTCTCTGGTCGCCCATCGTAAATTTTATTGCTAAAAATCACTTTGCTGGCTTTGAGCTTAGCGTGATACCGCACTGCCTCTTCGCCTTCATTAAAGGACGCATCTACAAGGTCTGCGGCAACAAGATACGCCAGTAGGTTGATCCACCAGCTGAGGCTATTGTCAGCTAGGCCCAAATACTCATTTATTGACCCTTTTTCTTCGGGTTTAGGGCGACCTCCAAACTGTTCGTCAAATTCCTCAACAGTTTTAGTCGTTTGAAGGAACCCAATGATTTCATTGATCTCAGCGGAGAACTCTTTAATCACATCGATAATGTGCGCTTTTTCTGCATCTTCCATAAATATATTTGACAAGGGTAAAAAATTGAACCTATCGGTAAATAGGTTAATTCGTTTTTTCCAACGTAATAACTAACCTCAAATTTAAAAACGTAGCCAGAGGAGTCAAGAAGGACAAGGTGGCTGGTCTACGTCCATGTTTAATGTCGCTATAAACACTGATGTTTGATTCAGTAGCTCTGCACAATTCCGTTTGTGTTATTTTTTTAGATAATCGCTCAGTCTCGATTGCCTCAAACAACTCATTCTCGATTTTTCTTTTGGATTTCATGCCGGGTAATCATCGTGCGATTGACTAGGCGCGTTTGATTGATGCGAATCTTGCGAATCTTTAGGGCTGCTTAGAAACTGCACCTCAGCGCCAATGACCTTGAGTTTGCTGCGATTTGATCCTGTGGCTTTGTCTTGCCAAGTATCAAGCTTTAGACGGCCTTCCACATAGATTTGTCGCCCTTTTGAGCAGTATTGATCGATGACTTCAGCAGTCCTACCGAAAAAGGTAATATCTACGAAAGTAACCTCTTCATGGGTTTGCCCTGATTCGTCCTTTCGGCGGCGACTCGTAGCCAAAGCAATGTCAGTCACAGCCATGCCGCTAGGCGTTTTTGATGTTTGAGGGTCTCTAGTGAGATTTCCGATTAATTGAACTTTATTTAGTGTTGCCATATGTATTTTGTTTTTTGTTTGAAGAATTGATAATTTTAGCGCAGCGGACACGCGCTTCAGTGGCGGTCTCACCCCACGCAGAGAAGTTGCGAAACAGAGCGACATATCCCCCGTCATAGCCGTCTTGATCAGCGGCTTTTACAACGGGCAAATCCTCAGCGTTTATAGTGCTCACTTATCTAATGCAAGCTTGAGCAATTGGAACAGGTCTGCGTTTTGGTTTTGGAAAAACTGCAAGGTTTCGCGCAATTGCTCAATCTGAGGGTCATCTATTGACTCAGCCTGAGATATTTTGCGCCTTGAGGTCGCGCGTTTCTTTTGCGCATCCGCAGGGATTGGTCTAGTTCGACCGTGCGGCACACGAAATATTAGAGTGTTTACTAGTGAATCTCTGATAACCGCTGAAACCTCAGGGCCGTATTTTTCAACAGCACATTCGTGAGCCTCAGAAATTTTTGTCTGAGACATAGCATTCACATTGATAATTGCGGTTTGCAGTGAATCAATAATCGATTCGAGTTCTTTAATTGCTTCAATCTTGTCCATTAGGGGAAGCATCAACAAAGGGCGCGGCTTTGTCCAACATCTTTTGCACGGTTTTGCGAAATTCAGATGAGTGATTGAGCATATCTTGAAGCTCATCAACGGTTGAGACGCTGCGATGAATCCTCTCCTCTCTGCGTATTGGCAGTCCCATTGTGCGGTTTAACCACATTTCGATGGATCTCAGCCGGGTAGCCCAATCAATTCCGTCATCTTTGCTCGAGGCCGTCATTGCCTCGTAGAGTTGCTGCACGATGTCATCGCCAACGTCGCGATCTTCCATCTTCTCCAGCATTGTGCGTCGCCCCTGGACTTGGAGCGCGTTTGTTTCCATTTTGTTTTTGGCGTTAGTCGCCGTTTTCTTTTTTTGTGGAGGCATGATATTTCGTTTTTGTGACTGAAACTGACTCAGGCAATAATTCAATGCCGTTGGGCGTGCGAATTGGAATGTAGGAATAATCTAGCCTCACGACAGGCTCGTCGTCCCAACAGAACCAGGCTCTGCCCCGGCGCGACGCAAAATTACTACTATTGTATTCTGAATCTAAATTCCATGCAAAAAATTCCCAAAACTCTGATCCGGTTACCATTCGGTCGAAATCTTGTTCAATGTGTTCAACCAGCAATAATTCGCATTTTTCGGCAGCTAACTCATCGCCTAACAGTTCGCTGAATGCGTTAGGCAATAACAGAAGCATTCTGTATTTTTAACGGTTTTTTCCCAATTTGCACTATTTTACTTGCACTTTTACGCATTTTCGCGTAAATTTAACAACGATCAGCACGTCGCTGGTCAATCCTACTATTATGAACCGTATTGAAATCGAACGCATAAGGCGTCGCGCCCGGCGCCTTTTGGAACTCAAGGCTCAGGAGCGTAAGCTCCACCTTGAAATCAGGAAGACGCAGAGCTTCCTCAAAGAAGTCCTTGGCGAAGGAGGCGTTGTTACGCTTCCCAAGGAACAGCAAGAGCTTGTTGTTCAGCAGCAATCTGAAACCACGATCCCGCAACACATTCGCGCTGCCCACAGCCGCATCGTGTTGCGCAAACGCTCAACTAGAAAGGCGGTAAAAACAGTATGAAAGATTACAAACCACTAAAAGGCACTTATGAATTTTACGTGCCTTTTGGACAGCATGATGGGCAAGGGGCAGCTGTTGATTTTGAGCGTGAAATCAACGGATATTTACACCTTGAGAACGCGCGGTTAGTCTCAAACGACCAACCAATCGATGTTGATGCAGAGTTATACTCAATAATTGAATCTTGGATTGATTATGAAAATTAAGGAAGCCGCTGAAATTGCTATCACTTGGATTTTGAAGACCCCTATTAAATTATGACACAAAAAATAACCGTTAGCCTCATTGAGAGTGAGGCTAGAATGGCCTTTGATCGGGCTATGCAGTCGCAACCCTCCTATTGGCTTGGCCACGCATTCTATTGGATGTCGTTTGGCCTTGGCAAACGCCGATACAGAATTTGTATTGGTTACACTGATGGTCGCGAGAACCTCAACACCATCGCTGATGACGTCGCAGCTTTCTTTGACGGCACAGAAGTGGAAAACGTGAGCGTCACGTTCAACCTAGACTAAACTAAACCAATCCTACTACTACTATGAACCTAAATACCGAAATCAAAATAAAGTCGTTTAAAACCTCGCATGGCCTAAGTGAAGAAACGCTCGCCTTCACGGGAAAGCTTTACATCGGCAAAGTTTATGTTGCCGACTTATGTAGTCGCGGAACCGGCGGCGGCGTTGATTATTATGAAGTTGAGACTGACAGCAAAAATGATGCACTTAGTGAGCTCAGTGCATTAGTCAAACAGTTTGAAGCAACCCACGAAATGGGAGGGAAAACAATCACTCTTGACCTTTCGCTTAATTGGTTTTTAGCGGAACTCGCCGGACAATTAGATGACTTAGCTTATCAGAAGTCTCAGATGCGAGGTCGCACTTTCGTGCGATTAAAGGGCAAAGAGTATAACGACGACGGGTGGAGTTCGTTTAAAATTCCTTACCGCAATGGTGCTGCGATTGATCGACTCGAGAGGCAAAACAAAGTAATTACAGAATGCTTGAATGAGCAGCTAAGTAAAAAAACCTTCACAATTGGCGACATCTTAGAAGCTATGGGCGTTGAGGGTCAAAAGCTTGCGCTATTGTAATTGCGTAGATCCGCCTCTAGTCCGCACAACAGCCTCTGCTGGTCTCTGAACCGGCAGAGGCTTTTTGTTGTGTCAGCTGATCTGGTTTAGCCACGCTGCGACCAACACCAGCTGCTGATGCTTTCCGCTAGTATTCTGCCTAAGAACACCCTTGATCCTCCCAGAGACAATTACGCGGTCGCCTTTTTGCCAATCACTAGTGATCTCTGCTAATGCGTCCCAAGCGTCAACTGAGATATATGCTGGCGCGGGATCAACGTCGTTGCTGACTGCGACAACGAACTCTGTAACGACTCTGTCGCTTTTGGTCTCCTTGTAGATTGCGTTGTCCACAAGGTTTCCGCTAATTACAATTTCATTTAGGTTTCGGGCCATTTGCTATTTTCAATAGAACATCAGCATGAGACGGCTCATCGTCTCGATCAAAACACGCTAAATCTTTGCCCCGTAAATTATTCCAAATATCAGTTAGGCTGATCAGCAAATCTCCAGCGTGTAAAGCTGACTCAAATTTATCGACACACTCTTGTTTGGTTTCGCATCGGAAATTTTTCAAACGCAATTTTTTTGCTGCTGACAAATCAATTGTTGACCAAGGTATAGATTTTGAACTAGCTAAAAAAAATGGATTTCCCCATCTCCCTGGGCGATCAACGCGCACAACACCAGCGCCGACTTCTTTCACTCCTCTTTTTTGGCGGTAAAATCTTTTGGGCATACAGTAGGATAATTAAATAACTAATCGTTTTGCGATAAAATTTTCCACGCTAAAGCAGCGGCTTGAGGGCATTGCCCATTGCCAATAGCCTTCAACCTCCCTACACGATGTTTTCTTTCGCTGGTAACTCTGGGGATTTGGCCTGTGTTGCTGCGTTCTGTCAGCATGACCTGAGAAGGTAAGTTTTCGTTAAACCCTGTTGGATGATTTGGCGTTATTGTGTGACCCTTGCTATCTCTCGAAACGGGTGTAGACCAAGTTTCAGTTTGCAATTCATCGGCTGGATCAACAGACCAATCTCGCCAATCGAGCTCGGTTATTGCATCCATACTAGTCCACCCAACAGGCCACCCCATAATCCATTCAACCCAATCTGGATTAAGGTGTCCGGTCACAGTCTCAACGCCTTTTCCGTCAATGACCGCGTTTGGTAAAGCATCATGCGCACGGCTTTTGCCATCCTTTCGCGTCAGTGATTCAGTTTTATATCCACCTTTGAAATCTCTGGCGGTTGGCGTTGGATAGATTTTGTGAGGATTGAATGCAGCTGCGGTAAGGTTGTTTTGATGATTCTCTCGCCACTTTTTGGTGGCTTTGTTGGAATCTTGAACTGTTGGCGTAGGCCAATTTTGATCTCGCTTCGCAACTTGAACTCGAAGTGAATGCTTTGTCCCTTGATGTTCAGTTTGCATTTCCCATTCAGTTGGCTCTCCGTGTTTGGCTTCTTGAGCTCGCGGCGTAGGCCACTGAGCGTGTTCCACGGCGGCTGTGAGGTTGTGTTTTACGGCGGCGGTCATTCCCTTGCGTTTGATGAGTGTATCGAGACCTTCCTCGCCTCCGACTCTGGGCGTGGGCCACCTTACTTTTGCGGCAACTTGTTGCGGCAAGCCTATTTGAGCCAACCCTCCGTTTTTTTTGTAGTAATGTCTGCAATTGCTGCCAACAGGCTCGCCATTTTGAGTTTCTAATTGGTCAAGGGTAATTCCTGGTTCGTTAGCTGCCGGACTGCGCCAACTCTCCACCAATCCAGATTCTATCTCGCTTGTGGGGAGCTCCGACATGATGCGCTCCGACAACACCCCACTTCGCATCATACCCCATTTCGGTAAGGTCACTGAGGACTCTGGTAAGTCCTCTTCCCACAAGCATTGGTGAGTTTTCCACGAAGACGAATCTCGGTCGTATTTCACCGACAATTCTTGCCATGTGTTCCCACATACCTGATCGCTCTCCGTCGATCCCGGCTCCTTTTCCTGCACAAGAGATGTCTTGACAGGGAAAGCCGCCAGATACGACATCAACACGTCCTCGCCATTGTTTTCCGTCAAAAGTTTGAACGTCATCCCAGATTGGGAAAGGTTGCAGTTGGCCATCGTTCTGGCGTTGAACCAAGACGGAAGCTGCATAGGCGTCCCATTCCACAGCGCACACTGTTCGCCATCCAAGAAGTTTTCCCCCAAGTATTCCTCCGCCAGCACCTGCGAATAAAGCCAACTCATTCATTTCTGTGGGTTTGAGGTTTCATTTTGATTTGCGTCGCTGACTCGCAGGAACTCTTCAAGACTTGGGTTGCTGCGCAGCCTTATCAATCGACCACTCGGGCCTCTTTCTATTTCTGCCTCTGGGCAAGTTTTGCTTTTAAGTCTCCGCTGCAGCGTTGATGAGGATATTCCTGTTCTGTTGCATAAATCATTAGGCGATTCCCAAGATCGCAAACTATGGATACCATAATTTTGCAATTTGAGCCAATGCTGAACTTTTTCTAGCATTTCGCTTTGTGAGGTTGCTACTAAGGTAATTACAGTTCTAGGTGTTTCAAGATTTGGCATTTTTCCAAGTTTCGTATTCGTTTTCTAAGTTTTCCCAAGCTCCCTTTCTGCCGATGAGATCAGGATTGTAGTCATTGAGGAAATCCTCAAAATCTGCTGGTTGTCCGCGCTTCAGCGTAGTTTTCTTGGCGACGCCCCCGGTAGCAGTGTTTTTTCTGCGGGTAGCCCTATCAACCTCGCCAAGCCAATTGTGCAACAGCGTAATCAAATCTCTGCGCCTTATGTCAGAATGCGATTCGATGGTCGCACGGTAATATGAGCGCACGTCGCGGTATTCGCTCTCGTCAAGGGGAAGGATGTTGAGAAGTGCTTTCGCCTCAGCGACCGTCCAGAGCGTGGTCTCTCTGCGATTGAATAAGCTTCCAAGCTCAACCATCAACGGAGTATTCCGATTCACTCTGCGCGTCATCGCTGCTTTCTCACTGAGAGATTTCCATCCTGATGGCATCACTCCTTGAACTTCGAGAGAAGTTTTATCAGTTTCTTCTACTCTTTTCTCTTCTACTCTTTTCTCTTCTATTCTAGAAGGAGTTGATTCGTCTTGAATCGGAGTCGGCTCAGAGCTAACTCCGAACATATCTATTTGCTCTTGTGTATCAAGGGTTTCGACTAATAACCAACCGATTTCGGAGCTAGACAAAACGTCAAGAGCTCGCTGAATCTTTTGTCTTGGAACTCTTAGTTTGACTGACAGCGTGCGAGCGTCATGCGGTGTGCCGTTTATACCTCGGATCAAAACTCCTCTTGTATCGGATTGTGAAGCCTCGAGGACTAAGAGAATGAATAGACCATAGATTTCTAAGCCATCCTTCTCCATCAGAAGCGCCGACATACCGTAGCTAGCTGGATTATAAGGGACGGGAACCCACTTCATTGTGTCACAACGCTTTGACTGCGACACTTCAAAGGTCGAAGACCATTTGCTGATTCGATAAATTTTCATGTTCGTAATTATCCTTAAATATTGTTGAGTAGTTGCTCCACCCACGCTGGCGGCATGATTTCTGCAACTCCAATTCTAGGCCAATCGTCATGCTGGTAGGCGTTGGCAATATTAAACAAGTCGCAGCGATACTCTCTACGGCCAAGCTCAAGCCATTCATCTGGTATCCAATGCAAAGCGCACTCGTAAGGCCATTCTTTCTCAACTGCTAGTATTCCAGCGCGACGCTTGTCAAGGCCAGCCAATCTGCAGACATCAACATAAAACGCTAATTGCTTGTGGTAACCATATTTCTGGATGTGCGCAGAGAATGGCTCAACCGCAGCGTTGAAAGTTGTTTTCAAATCTATTACAGAGTCGTTCTCGTTTTTGAGTAAATCCAATCTAGCTTTTAATTGCATTGCCCAAGGCTGATCGTTTTGGCCACCAGAGTAGGCGCCAAACACAGTCACCTCTGTATCGCTGCCGCAAATCAACTCCCAAACTTCTGTGTATTCTCGGATTGATTCGCACATTCCAGACATTTGCAGAAACCAATCTGCGTCGATTTCTTCAACGCCTTGATCGAATCCTTGTCTCCAATCTTTGTATGATTTGTGCGCCCTAGAAAAAGAAGTTGGTATTTTGAGCTGGCGTGATGGAGGGCGCTCAGCATTTACTTGCTTCACGCGCTCCACCTCCATTTTCATCAACTCTTCTTTTTGCGCCGAATCAAGCAGTATGTTGGTTTTGTAAAACAGTTCTGGTTCCAACAGAAGCGTGTGGAACTGGCGACCAGCGAGCAAGGCTTGTGTTTCCTTCATGCCGCGATCAGGATTATCGACTATAGTTTTGAACCGCCAGAGGCTTCTCTGCGCGGCTTTCATTTTAGTATTGTTTAGTCCATCAGCTAGCGCATACGCCTCAAATGACAAATCTGGGAAAACTCCGTTAATTGGTGTAGTAGGATTGAACATGATTTTAGGTGTTTGAATTTATTGATTGAGTTTCATTAACAAGTGTATCGAATTTTTCTATAATAGACCTCAGCGTAGGGATTCCTAAATCTCGCCAGCTTTGCCCTGGTTTGATTATGCGATGCGCCTCTAGAATATCGTAAAGCATTGCATCGTTTAGCTCTTTCTCTTCAAGAAGCGCTTCAACCTCTTGGAATATATCAGCTGTAGCATTATCGAGAAGTTGCACGTCAGCCTTTTCTTCAATTTTTATTTCGGCTGAGAGACGCTCCTCGTTTTCGGATTCTCTGACGGGATCATGGCGATTGTCCATATCGACCATCCTAGTAAACTCATCTGTTCGCGGGAGCCACTTCATCATGTTTTTGAGGCAAGTTCGCTTACGCATATCATCAGGATCACTTTGGTTGGGGCCGCTTTTAAAACTTTTAGATCGCTGGCGTTTATTCTCTACGTCCGCAATATCCATGACGTGGATTTGCACAGGTGAGTCTGCAAACTTTACGCGCGTATAAACGGCTATTGGTTCAGCGGCTCCCCTTGGAAATGTGGGCTTGTGAATTAGCTTGTCGCTGCCATCTTCGTTGCCGCCAGCGATAAACTCAAATTCATCGCCGTCATAGACTACGTTGCCATCGACAATTTGTGCTTTTGCGTAATCTCGCAACACCCGAACGAAACCCTTGTAATCAACAATCAGACTGCACTCTAGTTTGTAAGAGCCGTCAGCTTGCTTCCGATTGTAGGGTATCAAGTGCGCGTCATAGCCGTTAGGCATCAGCCCAAACTCCACTAGCTCAAGGACGCATCTGGCAATAGACAATTTTGTGCATTGCTGCAACTTTGCATTCTTCTCAATGGCCGTAGTGAATGAACGCTCAAGGCGCTTCACGAACGATTCTCGGTCAGGGGCAGCAATTGATGACGGCAATGCTTTTGCGATTTCGGCGTGAGTGTTGTCTGATCTGACCCACTCCACCAACGATTTGACTTTTGGATTGTTTCTGCTCATTTTGTTTTTGGTAGTAGGATGCCATTAGGGGCGGGTTGACATTTGTCCTCGCCCCTAATTTTTCCTAGTGATTAAATACTCAAAGTTCCTGCGCGGAATCTTTTCAAATAAGCGAAGCCCAGGAAAACACCTTCGATGTGATACCCATTCCTTGCGTTTTTAAAGGCGCCCACTCTGACAGATTCTGGATTTTCATTGAAATCTGGAAAATGACTAACGGCAACTAATTCGCCAACGTCAGGCAAAGCTTGCTTTTTCCTTTCGTGTTCACCATTGCCTGTGACCCAAACGATTTGCTCTCGACCGCTTTCGCCAAGTCGCCGCTTACCGCTGTCGGCAATGATACCCTTGCGTCGAAGTGGAGCTAGGCGCGGAGTAAGGCTTTCGTGTTTAATGCCTGTAATTTGCTGAATTTGAGAAGAGGTTAACCCATCCTCAGAATTTGAGACGGCAGCAGCAACTTTCTTCGCTATTGAAGAAGCGTTTTTTCCCTTCATAGAGTGTGCTGCCGCTAGCGACGTTTTTGGGTCTAATGCGCGAGACCAAGCCTCAGCGGTTTCATTTTTTTCTTGTTCCATTTATTTTTATTTCAGTTTTTTGTTCTGTGACTTTCGCCACCTTAACTTGGTGACAAAAAATGTTTGTGACTACCGAAGGGTCATCCTCTATCAGAATGCCAGCGTGCCTCATGGCATCTAGCGGGACTTTGCAAGCGGCGTAGAGGTTATCGATGTCTAGGGGTTGCCGCGCATAATGCCTAACTATTTCTATTTCGGCTTCCTCAAAAGGTTCTCCAAAATCGTTGCCAGCAGCAGCCCGGATCATAAGAATCCATTTTTCTTTGACCTTCCTGTAGGCGTGAAAATGCATCCGCATCAGCCCTTTGCTACCGTTTAAACTGGGGGCTAACTCGTCAACTATGAGCTTTGTGGTCATATTAGGTTCAAAAAGACCGATTAAATTGACCGTTTCTAGGGAATTATCAAGAAAAATGGACAATTTAATTTGAACGCCTATTATGTCGGCAATGGATGCACTGAATCTGATGGGCGCTTTGAGGGCTAATGGAGGCGCCTGGTTTGAGTCGTTTGGCCGCATCAAGTTGAAGAGCGGGGCTATCGGCAGGCCGTCGATGAACGCGTATCAACAAGACATTAATGAGGTGCATCAATATTGTAAACAGAACGATTTGCCGTGCAGGATTATAGGCTTAAAGCCTAGACAGAAAGGCAGCAGCACGTTTTTCAGTAACCTGCTTTACACAGACGTGCGAGCTCCAGATGGCAACTCTTCAGAGGTATCGGCTTGTGTAATGGGAGGACAATATTCACAAGTAGACAATCTGTGGCAAATAATCAACCGCTACGAATCTTACGACACTTTTGAATGGGGCAATAAATTCCAGATTAACAGCCTTGAAGCTGTGTGTTCCAACGGAGGGAGGATTGTAAAAGAAACTGCAGGAGACTTTGACGCCGCGCGAAGCGGCACGTTCCAATGGCTTCTCACAACTGAAACGGCTCGCTGGAGAGACGAAGGGGTGGCCAATGCCCACAAGGTTTTACAAGGAGCGATGGCTTGCGTTCCAGACTTGCCAGGGACGGTTGTGGTATTAGAATCAACCGCTAACGGTTCGTCTGGTGCGTATTACGATTTTTGGCAACGCGCTGTAAGCCTTGAGCAATTCAAGAAAGGAAAAAGGGGGAATGGTTTCGTGCGAGTGTTTCGCGCTTGGTTTGAGTTTCCAGATTCTGTTATCCCACTGACTTCCGAACAACACGCAGAAATTGCTGATTCTCTCAACGAGGATGAAAAATCTTTAATCAATGACTATGGCTGCAGCATAGAAAACATTGCGTATCGACGAAACAAAATTGAAGGCGAATGCGGCGGCGACGTTGATTTGTTTGAGCAAGAATACCCAAGAACGGCAGCAACAGCGTTCTTGCTGTCAGGCAGAAGGCGCTTCAATAAAATCGGTATTGAATGGCAGAAAAAAAGATTAACAAACTCTTCTGCGATAGAAGGAAACATTGAATTAATTAATGACAATGGTGCAGATCGAACCGTTTGGCGTAACGCCCAAGACGAAAACGACGTTGAATTTGTGCAATGGGAAAAGCCAATTCCTGATAAAAAGTATCTGGTAGCAATTGACACAATGACGGGCGCTTCTCAAGCAATGGGACTTGATCCCGATAACCATAGCGTTCTTTGCCTCCGAAAAGGTTATTTTGATGCCAAAGGCTGGCATCCCACGCGTGTAGCAGCAAGGTTGTTCAGTCCGTGCAAATGGGACATTGACGTATTGGAACACGCCGTCTATCGCCTCTCGCATTACTACGGCAGATGCATGATTGTTCCAGAGATCAATAATGATCGCGGCCTAATAGAGCTTTTAAAGCTTAGGAGGGGCATAAAAATCTATCGGCGCAGAGTTACAAACAAAAAGACAGGCAAGATTAGTGACGCCTACGGATGGCAAACGAATGTTCATACGCGCAGAAACATTGAAGACGTAGTTGCTAGAGCGATTCGAGAATGGGATCAAGACGGCGAAGGCGTTAATGTCGAATGCCCTCATATTATCAGCGAGCTAGAAACTTTCATAGTTAATGAAAAAGGCAAAGCTGAGGCTGCTGACGGAGCTCACGATGACGATGTGATTGCTCTTGGGATAGGATTATGCACTATTGATGCCGCAACTATGTATGTAGAGCCAATGCAAAGAGAGTTCATAGCCCCTGACATAAAAAAAGATTTCAGAGGACGACGCACGAAAACACAAGATGCTAATTATTCATAAATGAAACTAATCGAAAAAATACTAGAAATCATCACCCCAGTCAGCCGTAGGAGGTATCGCAAAAGCTTAGAAATTTTGCGATCTCTTGAAAAATTAGCAAACGACAGAAGGGGCGATCAAATATTAGCTGAGCGCAATTTGCATTATGCTCTTGGTGATTTAACTCGAAAAATGTCTACTTGGGTAGCTAAAGAAAAAGGTGAGTCTATTGACATTGGATTACGGGTAGACAAAGAAATGGCTAGAGCAGCTTTACAAGGAAGCCCAGAAGAGTTCAAAAAGTTTTTAGCGCAGCAATTAGCGGCCAGAGTTATTCAAGCACTGAACGAGCTAGAAGAAGATCGCGAAGCGCAATTGGAAGCACTAAACTCACACAAGCCGAGCAAAATCATAAGACCGTAAAAAAACGCCGTGAAGCTATTAGCTAAGCACGGCGTTTTTGCGGTCAACAATGACCATTGTTTATCGCTTTGATCACCCTTTTTTCTTGCCCATCTTCCCTTTATTTGATGAAGATTTTCTAGTTGCAGACTTTTTGGGTGGTCTTCCTACTTTTGAACCATAGGTTCCTTTTCCTTGCGGCATTTTTTTACCTTTCTTTTTTTGTGTTGCGCTCAACTTTTGTTGAGCAAATGAGATGCTTGGGGTGGCAATAAATTACCAATTTTCCCATGCTCTCGAAATACCATAGCACCATCATCTCTGCGCCTTGGTCGCCAATGCACGCCTCCTGGGTTGCGATAATCGATCCTTGCCCTGCGAGCAAACGGGTGCTTTTTGGGATTTATATTAGCCTCTCTTGCTGCTCTCCAAGCAGTCCCGCTATTTCGGAGGTGAGAAATATTTCTGTGATTTGAAATTGCAGCCATATTCGGATCGAAAAATTCCCGTGAATTATGGCGTGATCTCAATCAAAAATCAATAATTGTTTATTTTTTTCCTTCAACTGCGTTGATGATTTCGGATGCTAAAATTCCCATAGATTTTAAACCAGCGAGCTCGCCTTTCAATTGCCCCATCTGCACTGACATCTCTAAAAGCTGTCTATTAGACTCCTCATGTTTTTCTTCGCACTCCTCGAGCTTTTTATGCAAACGCTCTTCTTGCTCTCTCATTTCTTTATTTAAAGATCGAAACAAAAAACTAACAGCAGTGGCCAACGCACAAATTGCAGTTCCAACACCCGTTAAAACTTGGCCGATAGTTAAGTTGGTAGTAGTTTCAGCAATTGCTGCGTTTGATATAAAATATTCAATCATAGATAGCACCTTTCCAAAGCGGTTTGTTTTTAGACATACTCTCATAGAGAGCTAAATCATTTTTGTAAAAATCTAAAATACGCTCTTTTGCAAAATTGCTTATAAACTCAGAAGACGGTCTGTTTGAAGCATGAACCTTTTTGTCTCCTAGCACTATTTGCTCGCCACCGTAGTGAGCTACTAAGCCGTCAAGACCTTCTTGCAAAGCATCGAAGCTTATTAAATCGATCTCCCCCGGTAGATCCAAATACTTGCATTGTGGCGTGAAATGATGACACACAGAAACCAGTGCAGGGAAATCAACGCGCTCAAAAAATTTGGAGGGGCAACTGACAAAAAACAGACTAGAGAACAGCGAAGCAAAACTATTATCGACCAATGGCTCCCATACCGTGTATCTAGAACACCACGCCCATGCTTTGATTGCCCTATCTAAAGGATGTCGCACTACAGCAAACATCTGCTTGTTTCTAGCTGAATCAAATGCTTGGATCATCTTGCTAGCCTTGTGGTGATGAAACGAGCGGTGATTACCACCGTGTTGGCCTATTGCTTTCCTTATTGACCCGCCGGCGTTGCCTGGAATATGCAGAAACCACAAAGAATCATGCCCATCAGACTCGCAGGACAACGCTAAATCAGATCGCGGATTTGAATAATTAGACAGCATAGCGTTGCAGGAATGATTGAATTTGCGGGAACACTTCTGCTACGCTCTGCTGCAAGCAAGGAGGGTGATCATAGTTTGCGTCGTATTTGCAATATATCTTACCGCGACAAGGCTGTTGCCCGATAGGACAGTAACCGGTAATAGCAAGCGCTGGAACGCCGTAAATGCTCATTGTTTGCTGCGCAGGATAAGAACCAAAAAGACCTACCAACGGAATCTTATGAGCTCCTGCTACGTGCAGCCAGCTTGTATCTGGCGTAATAACCACTTTGCTTTGACTAATCAGCGCAGCTTGCTGCCTAACGGTCAGACCTTGTGTTGTCGGCTCTACTCCCTCAAACAACTCAGCGTGTTCTATGAGATACGCGTCAAAATCCCATTGTATCCGTTGAAATAACTCAAGGATGTTCTGGAAGTTCTTAGTTGAGCTAGCAGTTTGATAAACTACGCCAACAGGAGTCTTCAAGCCTCGATGAGCAAACCAATTACGCGCCCACTGTTTTTCCGCTTCGGTAACAACTAATTCGGGCTTGTGCGTTTTGTTGAGACCTATAGCTGCGCCGAATAACATCGCTCTGTTACCAGGTTCTGGTGAACGGAAATACCCTTCGATAGTGGCACATGGGCCGGGGTTGGATAAATCAACAATGCGAGAATTGAGGTTTAAATCTTCTTTTGCAGAGATGATTCGGTCAATGCTCTTATGATGCTGCGCTATTGAAACGATAGGTTCTTCGCCCATCAGAGTAATTTTTACATGTGGATGTTTTTCTGAAAAGGCAGAGATAGCGCCCAGCAAGGATACCATATCCCCAAGGCCGCGCCGCGTGCGCAAGAATGTAACCTCGCGACAAGAGCCAAGATCAATAGGAACAAGTGGCAAGTCTCTTGAGAGATTGCTGTAGGGGATTTTTGTTACAACCTTAGTTTGATATGATGTAGCGGAACCGTCCGAGAATGCCGACAAAACAGCATTTTTTTTTGCTGTTTTTTCACTGGGGTGAGGAATGAGTTCTACATCATTATTGATCATTTCTCAATAAGGACGGTAACCATTAAGCCTTTATACCCGTTGCTGCTCGCAAACGAGGTAGTGTTGCCAGAACTAAAGCCAACACAAAAAATTTGTCCTGCCGACAAAGAAAGATTTAAGCTGGCTGCTGTTATTCCGCTATTTTGTGAAATGTCCCACGCAACGCTAGTCAAAGTATTATCAAGACTACCACCGCTGACGCTCTTGGTTCCGAAGTCGAGAGTTACATCGTCGTAACTGTCGCCATTATTTTCAGAGAGATAAGATACTGTTATTCTCTTAATAGTTACAGCAGTTGTGGCTAGGAAAATTGGCGCACCAATATCTTGGCCTGTGTCAGCATTTATAGTGTCAAACCAACCCTCAAGGTCATTGCCGTCTTCTAATAAGACTTGCGAAACGAACGACTGCTCTGCGCTAGACGCTGCGCTGGTGAGGCGACCTTGATCATCAACTGTAATGTCTGCTTTTGTATAGCTCCCGGCAGTTACACTTGTGTTAGCTAATTTGTCAGCAGTGACTGCGTCATTGGCTAGTTTTTGTGTTGTTACAGAGAGGTCAGACAGAGCTCCGCCACCTCCAGATAACACAATCCATTTTCCGAAAGAACTTACATAAAAAAACAAAACTAGCTTGTTTGTGTCATCTAACTCTACGTCTTCTCCTCCTGAGCACCAAATGTTCCCAGTGTTGTGCTTTACAACAACAGTTCGAGATGCGTTTGAAGCATAAGCATAAAAGAAGTCGCCGTCACTCGCACTAGTGGCAACAACAGTATCAAGATCATCAGTTGCGGCTAAGCTTTCTGTTTCAAAGCTGTGATGCTGTGTGGATGGCGTAACTTGACCGCTAGAAATGTTCAACGCAGAAACCGCGCCAGCGGTAAATTCTACGTTTGCTAATGCATTGTTAATGCCAGCGAGATGAGCAGTTAACTGCGAAGTATTTGTAACCTCAGCTGGAGAGGCATCTTGCGTGTAGTTTGTCGGCGACCAACTTACCTCAATTGTATCACCATCGAGGTCGCCCTCTAAAGTGTTTAAAGCGTTGTCAACGCCCTTGATGATTGCCCCAAGGTGCGTGAGGGAGCTTACTTCGGAGGGCGTAGTGTCTGGAGTAATTGCATTTAAACTGACATCAACTTGTAATTTGTCAGCATCTATTGCGTCGCCGCCCCCTTGGATATGCTCTGCTTTGTGTGCTGCAGGCGCTCTACCGTCCGTAAGCCTCGTATCGTCTCCTTTTACCACTTCGCCGCTTGCGGCGTTCCCTGTGGCCGCTACGTCCAAAGCAGCGGATGTTCCAGCGTCACTGATCGTAGAGAGAGCTTGTGTTCCTGTATGATTAGCTCTACTCAAAACTCCAGAAATATTTTGACCAGCATCTGACAAGATTTCTCCGGTTGTGCCGTTGAAAGTTGCAATATTCTGATCAACAGAACTACCTGGGCCTTGAACGTCGGCGTCGATTGCTGAGATAGCAGATTGCACAAACGCTGTGCTGGCAATGTTTGTAGAATTATCGCCCCCTGCAGGCGTAGGCGTTGTAGGAGTGCCTGTGAAAATTGGGCTATTAGTAGAAGCTGCTTCAACGCCGTTAATTTTTAGTAAATTAACATTTGCTTCTGCCCAAGGTTTTTCGCTTGTGCCTAGCTTTCCTTCACCCCCGGCTCGAGGAACAAAATTTCTGGTAGCCATATCTATTCTTTCGGTTGCCAATCGGCGTTTGAATCTAGTTCTAAAAATTCGTCTGTAGTTGCAGTATTACTTGGCATCAAAGAACCAATTTCATCAAGTTGCAATGCTTGTCCGGTTGCCAAATAAATAGCGTCAGTAGGCCGAATCTCGCCTGCGTTTTCGATTTCTAGCGCATCGCCGAACACAGCTTGCGGGTAATGATTAATTGGAACTCTTGAAACCAAAGACATAATATTAACAAGGTGATGGGGTTGCCTCGCCGGGAGGAGGAACGGGGGTTTCATTTGCAAACCGAACTGTGAAACTTAACGTCAGCGTTGCGTCATCAGTTGTTACTACGCTTGTTGGATCAGCTTCTTTACTTGAGGTTCTGGATGTGGTAAAAGAGTCTGCTGTCTGTGTTTGTGTTTGCGTTGTTACAGCATCGCCGGGCGTGACTGAACGATTCCTTGAACTGCTTCGAGGGTCTGCGGTTTGCACGGTTTGTCTACCTGAACCGCGCTGCGTTGTTGTTTCGGTTGCTATTAATTCAATGGCCATAATCGTTCAATGATTTAAGACTACTGACTACCGTATTGGCGCTCTACAAGTGTGTTGTCTGTGCCTGAGTCAGTTGTTACCGATGTAGTTTGTGTTTGAGAATTGGAATCACTTGAGCTCTCAACTGTTTCTTCTTCTGTTTTTGTTGTTTGAGATTCCGTTGTAGTAATGCGCTCTGGACTTTGCTCAGAAGACGTTTCAGTAGTATCTCCGGGCGTGGTTGTTTGCGTTCTTTGAATAGAGCTAATTGCACCGTCTTTTCCAAACACTACTTGGAAAGCCACTTCTTTAGGAAGATCGACTTGCAAACCAGCAGCAGAACCATCGCCAGTGTTTTGGTCTTTTCTGACATAATAGCAAGCAGCATTAATCTCCAGCAATGCGCTGATGATTGTGTCGCGTAATTCGTTTTCTTTATCGGTTATAACCGCCATCAGTAACCTCTTTTAGTTCCAATTGTATTTCTTGAACGAGCAAAATCAGTTGTTATTTTTGTCATCTCTAATCTAGCAACTGCTGCTAATTCATTTATTTTATCTTCTGCTTTTTTTGTGCCATTCCAAACGGAACAACCAATGAGCCTTGATTCGATTAGAGGAATCAAAATTAAGTTGGCATGGCCGTCAGTTACCGGGATTTTAACCGGTGTAGACATATCAAACATGCTGATAGGGTTTGGATAATAATCTGCATCAAACCTAATAACAATTTCCTCAGTAGGGATGGGGTCAAGGCGCAGAATAACTACAACGTCGCTGTTTTGACTTTGACCCCCATATTCAACGCCATATCTCGTTGGCTTGCCAAACTTTCTGAAGCCGCTTGAGTTCCAAAATCGCCTGTAATCACCATGATGTTTGATGCGATCATCCCTAGTGAGAGTGCAACCGTCATTATGTATTCTAGGATCGCTGACGATTTTTTTAAGAACAATGTCTTGCAGCGTTATGGCGTCTGGATAAATCGTGGCTGTATCAGTGCCGCTCTCACCTGGGTAAGTATCAAGCACCATGTTTGTATCGATTACCTCATTCCATTCATCAGGGGCGCCGTCGAATTTTATGCTTCTTCCTTTTTCTTCGGCTAAAAATGGTATGTTTGAAATTACAGGACTACCGTTAGTTACATCGCATTGCAGCTGCCTAGCAGCAGGGACGCGAAAGGAAAATGTTGATCGCGACCAAACGTCAGGAATGTTCTCAAAGAACTCCATAAGACCCGCTGTGATTTCTCCAGCAATCTCTTGTTTTACTCTAGCAGACAACGTGCCTACATCAGCAACTGAAAGATGTCGCGTGAGTCTGTTTAATAGCTCTACAGAGTTCATTCTTTAGGTCTTGCTGCTTCGCGCCGCGATTTGCTGTCCGCGCTGTAAATTTGAGGATCAGAAACTCCTAAAGCTGCCATAGCAGCAGAAAAGGCTTTTTCATATTCTGGCAAAGTTTCCATTCTCGAAAACCTAGCGTCTTTCGTCATATAGTATTCTGCGATAGGCAGAAGTATCGATTCGTGATATTTATGCGGTATAGGCAACTTTGTGCCGTCGCAAAAACTTGATTCCGTAAACACAGGGCATTCTTTTGCCACATCAACACTAAGGTTGTAAACCCCATCTGGGGTAGGCGCTAAACGTAGATAAATTTCAACTATCTCGTCATCTGCGTCTCCAGTTTTGCGCAGGCGGTCAACGTAAAAAACCTCTGGGTCTGATTGGTCGATAGAATAATTGTCGCCGCTATAAATAGGCCCAAACGACAAAAATTCTCCTTTTGAATCACAAGGAGCAATAGGCTTACCGGTAGCAACAAACGTAAGTGGCCCAAGCACATCTTGCACGTTGTCGTTTAATTTATAGCTAGCTGTCCCAGCTGCCGTTGTAAATATGTTCTCCTCTCGAGTTAAGAAGTCACTGTTAGGAGACAGCCATATTGTCTGGAAAGCTTGATTTAGACAGCGCACAGCCGACGCCCTGATGTAATCAGGGGCCGATCCTGCGAGCTCAATATCAACCACCCTATAAAGATGGTCTCTGAGTGTTTCGATGGTCATTGCCAAAAGGCAAGATCACCAAGCTATTTTTCGCTTTTGCTTACCTGCTTTTTCTTAGCGGGAGCTTTTTTGGCAGGAGCTTGTTTTTTCTTAGGCGTCTCTGGTTGCTCGGCTTGAACGAAAACAAGCTTAACAAAAGGCGGTTGGAAAAATCGGCCATCTACCGAAAGTGTTCTACTGTCTTTGTTAAATTGATCCACATCATCAGCGCCGTAAGTGCGGCCTTTGTAAATCAACTCTCCAAATTCAGAAGCAACGAAATCACCTACCCTACCCTTTTGATTTGCGGAAGAGCGGCGATAGCAAATAATTGCTCGGAGTTCTTGTTGTTTGCTCATAATTAAAAGGAATGCCCCCAAGGTGATTATCCTTGGGGGCATAAGTGATTAGCTACTAATCTCTGGAGTAGGAACTCCAGCGTAGTTAATTGCATGAGCAAGCATGACGAAACCAGGGAACTCGCCAGCTGCATTTGCGCGAGGCTGTTGTCCGAAGTAAGAGCGCACAAAGACGTCCTTTACGTATCCGTCTTCGTGAGACTGCTCACCGCGCTTGTTGCGATGTTTGCCGTATCCGCGACGTGCAGACTCAGCGCCCATCATAAGCGTCCAACCGTAGGTCTGACCCTTAGAGTTGGCAAGCATGACAAGTGCATCTTCAGCCCAATCGTCAGCGATAAGACCAGCAAACGCGCCAGAAGCATCAGTTACGCTTCCAACAGTGTCCTTGAAGACTGATCCATTTCCGCCTGAGACAGAAGTTTGGAGAACTTCAGAGAGAACAATGTTGTGACCGTTGTTAGTGCTAACTTTAGCGAAGCCAAACTTGTTCTTTTGGTCAGCAGCAACGCCAGTAGCGTCAGGTGCGTTGTAGACCACAATGTAGAAGTCATCCGCTCCAGACACGTTAAGCTGATCAAGCTCGTTGAACTTGAAAGCAAACTTAGGGAAATACTTGAAGTAATCCCGGTAGCCAGCGCCAGAAGGATCGGTGGCGCGAGACCCGCCGCCCTTGAGGGTTACTGTGCTGTCCTTGTCTGCTGACCCAAACCAAGCACTGCCGTCAAGGATTGCTCCAGATCCGTCAGTTTTGATGTAAGCTTTAGGGTTCCACGGGCAAGCAATTGCTCCATCACCGTCATGGTCGATTGGGTTCCACTTGTGGAACGTATGACCGCGAGCGTGTGTGTAACCGCCTTTGAAAAGGAAGTTAGTGTCACCACGATTGCCAGCATCGCGAAGGATTTGCTTGTAGTTGTCATCCAACTCAAGGTCGTAAAGACCGTCAGTGGTTGAACAAACGTGATTGCACTCAACGATGTTGCCGTTGACCGTTTTGGTCTCAGCAGAAGTTCCTCCTTGACGCTCAAGGCGAACGCCCATCTTAACAACCTCATCGAAAGAAAGGGTGTCAGAAGAGGTGAGGTCATCAACGCTAGAACTATCGCCAGCAAAAACAGTGTTGCTAGAGGTTCCTTTTTCGCGATACATCATGGCCATGCGCTCACTCTTGAGGCGACCAAGCCACTTACCCATTTCAGCAGGAAGACCGCTGACGATTTCGCCGCGCATTCCCATGTGCTCTTCCATGCGCTCAGTGTAACGCACAGCGTGACGCATGACGTCCAATACAAGATCGTCTTCGTCAAATTTGAGCCCCTCGAAATCAGTAGAGTTTTCGTAAAGCTGTTCAGCGTGTTTTGGCTCTTGATAAAGCCCTGCCATTGAAGTGAACGTGATGCGGTGACCACGGCCCTTTGATGTGTCAGTGACGGTGCGAATAGCGGAAGAAGGGCTGTTACCCTCGAACTGCTGGAAGAAATCCCGCGTTTGCTCGAAGATGTCAACGCCAGCTTTCCACATAGTGTGCGGATCAATCTGACTACCGACACTAGTGCCGGTGTTTGGAGAAGTAATTTCCCAAGACATAATATTAGTTTTTTAAGTGTTTAAGGTTTTGGCTAAACCGATTAGGAAGTAGTCAATCGACCATCTTTCAAGGCTTCCATAGCAGCATAATAATCTGCAGGATTTTTGACTCCATCCAGAGGGTTCGCCGGTTGTGTAGGTGCGGCTGTTGATCTGGCATTGCCAGAAGCAATAGGCGCTTTAGGGGTTTCGGTACGAGGCTTGGTAGCCTCTTGTGTTTTAGCCTGTAATTTTTGAGAATTTGGATCAATGGGTGCTACGCCTTTGTTTTTAGCTGCCATTTTGGTCAGCTGCCAAACATAGTCGGCATCAGTGATTCGATCATCGCCTGTCTGAGAAAGTGCTTCGTGGATTGAGACCATTTCATTGTGGAAATCTGTGCCTTCCACTCCAGAATCTGGATAGTATTGCTCAGCCTTATGAGCAGCTTCATTAAATGCGGAGTTCATTTCCGCTGCAAACTGCTCTTGGCGTTGAGCGTCTCTAACTTCTAGAGACTTTTCTAGCTTCTGTAGGTCGTAAATCTCTTTGTCAATTCGCCCGGCTTCGGCTAGATCGAAATCTTCCGTTTGGGCTTTGACTTTCGCTTCTACTAATTCGTCTAGGCGTTGTTCTAATTCTTCCAGGCTAGTTGGCGCTGAGGGATCTAAATCTTCCTCTTGTTGCGGTTCTTCGGCTTCGGCTTGTGGCAAAACAATCCCTGCGCTAATCGCAAGGTTTTGCTGAGCTTCGGCTTGTAGTTCTGCAAACGATCTATCAGGATTAGTTTTCTGTAGCTTTAAAACTTCAGCCAACATTGGGTCAGATGTTCTGACTCGCTGCCGATGAATTTCAGATTCTGAGCCTTCTTCAAGCCCTTGATCTGATTCGGGTTCTGTAGTTTCTTCAACTGCTTCAAACTGCTGAGTCTCTTCCTGTTCCATCTCTGCATCAACCGGCGTCTCGCCTAGTTGTTCAGTTTGTGGGTCAGGTTGTTCTTCAGGTTCTTGAAAAGCAAGCGCTGCGTTTGTCCAAGCTGCCGCATCATTGATATGACCGCTTGATTGCTGGTTTTCGGCCCCTTCTACGGTGGCCGCCGTCTCTGGAGAATCCTGGGCTATCGCCTCAGACGAATCTATTTCCATAAATAACGTCTGAGTGCTATTATGACGTAGTCAACCCATTTTTTTTATGCCATACGACGCACCAATGTCCGAAAACGATTACATGGGGCCAAACCCCGGTGATAATTATGACCCAGATTCAGCACTTATGGCTGCGAGATCCATACAGGGTCTGCAACAACAAATGCAATGGTTATTAAAATTGTTAGAGCCTTTTGAGGTAGAGCTTTTAATTGATGGAGATGGAAAACAATTTGAGGCGCTTGTTGATTTATCATCTCGCGATACAACGAGGCTCGCGCCTTATACGCTTTTTACCGATGGCGAAGATTTTGTAGTGCGGTTTGGAGAAACTAGATGCAGGAGAGAAGACGCAGCATACAGCAGAACCGCTACCGATATGACAGAAGAAGACGGCTTTGTAGTGCCGGGAGAATTGGCTGACGGTGACAAAGTGTTCCTCAAGCTCGAGGTTGATTATCCCAATATTGCTAAAGAACTGACAATTGAAACAGCAGCTGAATTACCGGACGATGTTATCATCGATAGCGGTGAAAGCACGGGTTACTATTATTTGTTAATTGGCTCAGTCTCTATTGACGGAGATGACAAAGGCGTTAATTCTGTAGCGAGCTCCAATTTCATTTTCGACGTAGCCTGCGACGGCTTAGCAATTTGGGGTAGATTGTAATGCCAACGCCCTACAGAGAAAAAGGTGGGAATCCGCACGTTCATTATCAGCGGAATTTGCACCGAGCAAACTGGCCTTGTGAAACAGACCTTATGATGGAGGTCACAATTACTTGGTCAGAAACCGATGACAATGATACTCATAGACGCTATTTCGGGAAGCTCTGGAAAAACGGTCTACCTATAGAACTGCCAGTAGCTTTTGCGGCTGGCGAAGTTCGCTCAACTACTACCACTGGCGGTTCAACAACAGCAGAGGGTGGATACACCTACGGGACAACAATTACGCTTCTTGCATATTATTATCAGTCTTGGCGTTGGGGTTATGGGAATGTTGCAATCAACAGCAATGAAAATTTAGCTGGCACTGCTATAGGCGCTAAAAACGATGATTTATGCATCAGTGGAGGATTTTGCTTTAGGCACAAAGGGTCGATATACATTTTCGATATAGACACTCCATCTAGCCCTAGCCCACTTTTCACATTTGGCGTTTGGGGAATACAAGAATCTGGCACTTGGCCTAATTACTTCAGCGCTTTAGAAGTAAAGGGTGACTCTGCAACTAATCAAACCAACGACGCGTCCTTGCAGCAATCGTTACCTGATCCAGATACATTTATTGACATCACTAGCGCCAACACAGGAGCGCACGTAAATTCTCTTGTGATAAGCGATGGCGCCACCGTAAGCTGGTCGCCGGTAGACCCTTCAGACGACGAGTGGATACCCGTTTAGATTTAATTATGGCCAAGATAATTGCTGTCACAGGCAGTCCCAGAGGTGGCACATCGCTAACAATGCAAATTTTCGCCAAAGCCCTGGGCGAAGACCGCATCATATTTAGTAAAGCGAAAGCCAAAAGCAACAAAGCGAAACTACCCAAGGAAGTAAAAGCTTTAGCTGATTGGATTAAACGAAGAGACGGTTATTCAGAAAGTGCTGAGCAAAAAAAAGATTTAAACCCTAGAGGGTTTTATGAGGGCTGGCCATGTATGGGAATACCTTGGAACTTCATTAACCAAAAAAGACTGCAAAGCTTGCAAGAAGCAGAAACTGATGCGGTAGCCAAAATTGTGGGACAAGGGCTTGCTATCACGAACCCTGATTACATCAGCAAGCTAGTGGTCATAGTGAGGCATCCTAGAGCAGTGGCTCGCAGTCAAGAGAAGCTTGTTAATCGCGTGAACATACGAGATTCGCATAAGGGTATGCACAATGTCAGAAGAGAAGCGAAAATTCACAATCCTGATTTCTGGCTGTCAAACATGCTGTCGATAGCGCAATGGATTTCTGCGTTCCCAGATGTTCCCTTCTATGTTTTGTCATACGAGCGACTTACAAGCGCAAGTTGGCGCTGTGAGATCGATATGAATGAGTTGCAGAAATTCATTGGTGAAGGGGATTTTGTCAAAGCTAGCCAAGAATCAATAGATAGCAGCTTGATTAGGTCATACCCAAAAACTGATTGCAGTGAGGAAGTCCAAAAGCAGTTCTTGTTTGCTGAAGAAATCTACAGTTTGGCCTGCAACGGGGAATGGGAGGACGTGCTGCTTGCTTTTTCAGAACGAGCGAAACAACAAACGGAGGAAGACGCGAACAAGAAGCCAACAAAGTATCTTTGCTATAGAGCAAACCGCACAGTCCTGCAAGCGCAATGCAAAGAGTGCATCAAGGGCAAGACCGTGATGCAGAGTTTTAAAGAGCTAGCCGAAAAAGCGCAAGTCGATTGGAGAAAAGAACCGTGCGTTTATGAATGCGCCTTCAGAAACGACAGCAGCAAATACAAAACTCCCAGCGAAAGCATTAAACAAAACTTTTGGACTCACAGCTGATTGCTAGCTGCATTCATCTTCAAAAGCATCTGCTCATCTCTCGCTGGCTTTTCCAACATCTTTCTTATTGCTTTGGCCTCCAGACGCATTAGTTCCCTCTCTTCTGGGAGGATGTCTTCTTTCCTCAATACTTTAGACTCAAGCGTAGTTGCTTGTAGCTCAAGGTCAGGCTTCAAGTAATTATTCCAGAAACCGCTTTCTTGAAATTTACGGATAAGAGTCAGCTTTTCTTCGTTAGTCTGCATATTTAGAATAACGGCCCTGTTTGACCAGCTTGCGGCTGAGCCACTGCTTGCTGCGCTTGTTGCGGGTTAATAGCTGCAGAATCTTGTATCGGAGCTTGTTGCGGCTGCAGATAACGCTCTGCATTTGGTATTTGAAATTGTTTCAAAATATTGACGTAAAATTGAACAGTCACGGCTTGCACCTCAAAAGGCAATGAATAAAACTCACGCACAACTGTAGCTGCTTGCAAATTTTGCTGCAACAATTGTTCAGCGTGATACCTAGTCATCTCAAGCCTTATGTTTAGGTCTAGATTATTGATTTCCGCCGGGCTTATCACACCCATTTCGGCTGTGTCGCCCTCAAAGAACTCAAAGATTTCATCTTCGTCTAGGTTTGCCAGCAAGACTAATACATTTTGATGGATAACGTCTTCAATGCCATCTTCCATATCGCTGACATAAACGCCGAAAAGCTCATGCCCAGATAAATCCATGTTTCGGATTCCGGTTGCTAGCTTAGTGCTGTCAAGTCCAGCAGCAGCCGTGTCGTTGCTGTTCGCAACTCCGCTCATGTTCATTCCGATTTGCATATTGAAATCGATAATGTCTTTTAGGTCGTTTGCCTTGATGTCTTCAAGGTAAACCGTCTCAATAACGTCTTTAGCATTTTTGTCGGGTAACGGCGTATAGGTTCCTCCCCAATTCATTTCTAAGCGTTGATCAGCTTCTCCTTCGTATGTGTTGTATGGGCGGAACAAGTCAATGCGACCGCTCATGCTTTGACCGAAATTCCAACGATTAAAAGTTAGATCAACAATTTTTTGAAGCGGCTCAAATATCTCCATCGAACCAGTGCCGTGCCAACGTCCTTCAACTGGATTTATCCTAACCACTCGGAAAGGTCTTTTGCCGTCAGGCGTAACATTGGCAACATGATCGTAAAACAAAGGAACTTTATTCTTGCGGTCATAGACTAATAGAATGTCTTCATATCTACCGTCTTCATCTACATCAAATCTGAGATAGGTTTCAGCTATTTCTGTTTTTGGTTCAATTGCGCTAGAACTATCGCCGTGTTCTGAAAGATTGTTTGTGCCAACTCCAGTTTCATCAAGTTCTGGTCTAGGCTGTTCTTTGGCTGATGAAGGCTGGCCACTTTCGCTAGCAACCTCTCTGATTAAAGAAAGCCCTGCAGCAAACTCATTGTCTACACCAGTGATTGACTCGTTTTGATAAAGCATATCTACCAGGCTCATCACTGGCATGTCATATAAGTGACAGATTTGATCTGCATCTTGCACTGTCTCTGCGTTGAGCGGACACAAAAAATCTCTGAAGTAAACCGGCTTGGAATCTGGCCCTTTGTAGTGCGTTATGCGCCTTTCAATTTTTCGCAGTTCGTATTTCCTCATGTCTTGAGGCGGCAGAGGTGTAATTTCGTCTCTTGCCAACACAACCATAGGAACAAACTGAGAAGGGTCTTCGCCTTCTGGAATAACGGCTGCTATCATCTTTTCGCCGTCAGACTCATAAATGTAATCCCCGTCTGCAGCAATAACGGGTTTATCGTCTGGGCCTATAAGCACTACAGCTTCAGTTTCATAAGAAATGCTTTTGTCCAAATGAGTGGTTTTAACAACTGTCTCTCCGCGAATAAATGCCCCGTAAATTGCTCGCTCAATCGTTTTTTTCAGCTTGCTCTTGCGCAGCTTGTAATTGGCAAAGCGATTAATTTTCTCAGCTTTTACCTTGTCTTGCTCTCCAACCGCTGAAGCCGCAAAAAAAGGCTCAGTGCCTACAAAATATTTAATACCCCTACTTACTTGTTGTTGGATGATGCGCCTACTTAATGGAACGGTATGATTAGATTTTTCAAATATCCCTCGCATTATATGCGCTCGATAATCTACTTTGTTGGCGAAGCCCATCTCATACAACACTCGTCTTCCAATAAACGATTTTGCCGCTTGCGCAGCGTTGCCCGGATTGCTGGAATACCAATCTGCGTCATAAAGATTTTCTCGCCCAAGTTCTCCTTCAAGCCTTTGATTGGTTCCCTCAGCCCACTCCATCAGCCGATCTTCTTGTAAACGCGAAAGCTTCAAAGCGCTGCTAATCATTACTCGCGGCTCATTAGGCTTGTCAGGCGCAGGATATGCGGGAGCTTTGTTTTCTAGTATTGTATCTACTTGTGACTCTGACATGATTTTTTAGGGTTGAGGCCCAACATAACGACCATTTATAAATAACTTATCTTTTGCTTCACGTCTAGCCTCGCTAAGCAGACTCTTAAATTCTGACAAATGATCTTCTGTAGGCATCTTAAATTTAATCGGATCAGCCCAAGCTCTTACTTTTTTGTCAAATAAACCTCCAGATATTTTTTGGAAATAATTTCTCTCAGCGTCAGTCATATCAACATATTCACCATCAGCACCTTTGTATTTGTTGGTTGTCCCAGAGCCAAATGGTGAAGGCAGCTTGCCTGTCATCTCGGGGTATCTGTAAACAAGTGCCGACAAGAAACGGTCGCCTGGATGAGTAGCTTCAACATCAAGAGGCGTTGTAACTGCAATTCGGGCTGGCCCTGATAGAGTTTTCTCAAAATCCCTGCCGTAGAGATCGCGCTTAGGAAGGCCAAATGCGCCGGCGTTAGTTAGGCTATACAAATACCCTGATCTAGCTCGAGGGATTGGGTCAAGCTGACGCAATGGCTGTCGCAGAAGGTTGGGAACAAATCCTCGTAAGAAATCTTTTCCACTGTCTTCAATCAGCATTTTCGCTTTCGTTGCGTCTTTCTCCATAGCGATTGTTCTAGAAAAATCAAAAGCGTCGATAATGGTTCTAAATCCCTGTAGGAAAGTTTTCTCTTCGGTTTGCTGCAGTATGCTGCCGTAAACTCTAGTGAGCATTGTTAAATCAAACTCCTTCGATTGTTTGCGCATCGCAATTAGGTCAACTACAGAGGTCAATATTGTTGAGATTGGCTCATAACGACCATAGGCAATGTGCATTCCATTTTTGCCTCCGATTCTGATGATTTGCGCACCGCCATACTTTCTGTCGGCAAGCGCCCTCTCTCCAGCGTTGTATCTGTTGTAAGGTCGAGACCCAACAAGCAAGAACGGTTTGTCATCGTCATCCTCGTCACCCTCTGCTGCGCTGTAAAGCAAGGCTGTGATGATCCCGGCTATCCCTTGCTCAGTTATATCTCTAATCAACTCTCGCCGCCCCATGTCGCCGTAATTGGCGTTAAATGTTGCTTTGCCATTAGGCCCATAAGTGGCCATACCCGAACGCGCAAGCTTGTAAATCAAGTTTGCCGCTCCTATAGGACTTTTGCGTAAGCCTTGTTGGAAAATGCGGTATGGCGTTCTAATGAAAGGGAAAAGAAACGTCAGGATTAATTTCAGTCCCGCATGTTCTGCGTTTTGAATCCTTCCTGATCTAGCTTGTTGCACAGCTACCATTAACTTTTCACGGCTATCTTTAGAATTGGGATCAAAAGAATTTGTAAATGTAAGCTCTTTAGCTTTTTCAACAGCCAAAGTCCAAGCGGGAGAACCGTGTTCCATGAGCTCCGCAATTCTTTCTTGCATTTGATCTTCTTTGAGGTCTCCTGAAATCATTTGCGCGTTTGCAATTCGATATGCTTGCACAGCAACTTCTCCCTGCGAAATCATCGTCTTGAAGAAAGTGTCCATTGCTTGCAATGCATTTCCGGGCGTTCTGATTACTTTGCCTTTGCGACCTTTGATCGATGGTGCAAAATGACCTTCAACTTTACTGACGTCGAATTGTTCAGCCGGCTCCCTCATCGCCCAAGCCTCAAAGAAATCAAGGCCGTCACTCTTGAATGAATCAATGGCGTTCCTTGCAGCGGGAACGGCTCCTTGCCAAAACCCTTTCCAGAACCGACGCATATCTCCTATTTGTGTAGCTTCGGCCTTATCACCAGGGATAATTAGGTTAACTATTGATTCCCCCATAGTCTGCAGCGTCTTGTCCCAAACGATATTAATAGCATTAGAGCCAATGTTTACTGCGTGTGTTTGTGGGCCAGAAAGTATTGCGTTGATCCAATATTCGCTAACTGCGTTATAAGCGTTTCCGTTAAATACAGATGCTAAACTTCTAGCAGCCCATGCTGCGTGTCTGGGGTCAGTAATATCAAACTGACCGTTTGTTTCACGATTGAACGTATTTTTATTCCGAATATCTGCTTCAACTAGAACGTCTTGATCGAACGTCTTACCGTCAGATTGGCGTTCAGCCATGCCCTGCGCAGCCTTGCCAAACTCTAAGCGAAGAGCCTTTCTGAAGTCTTGCTCAATCTTTGCAATTTGATCGACAGAAATTCCAAGTTTCTTGGCGATTTTTTTGTCAGGCTGTCTGTTTACTAGCATCTTAGCAGTCTCTTTCGCTGCTTTAGAGCCCATTCTAGCAACAGCAGCTTTGACAGCTGGCGCCTGTCTAGCTGCTCTTATTCTGTCTCCATCAAACACGTCCCGCAATGTAACGCCATAAGTTCCAAGCACGTTGGCAGCATCGTCAAATTTCTTCTGTTGTATTTTAGCATCTACCTCAACCGCTTTTAATTCTTCTTTTAGCGTTGCGAGTTCGCGCTGCAATTTTCTGAGAGATTGGGGGTCACTTTCTGCAGCAACTAATCGGTGCAACTCTCTGACGCGATCTCTGCGCTGCGGCCCTAACTGCATATTGTCGAGTCGCCCCTGCTCAACAGAGCCATGTCCAGAGAAACCTAAAAAGCTTGAGATCATTTCTGCGTGCCGCTCAGCAGGAGTCTTAGAGGGATCTCTGCCTGCAGCAAGTTCTCTAGCAGCTTCAGTTCTTGTGCGCTGGTATGCGTGCGATAAAACTTGCGCCTCAGCCAATGCTTGCGTGTCGTTTCTTGCGATAGCGTCACGCCATACTCGGCCTAATACTGTTTTGGCAGCGTGAACATAAACTGCATTGCCAAGAGATTCTCGCTTAGCGCCTCTCTCCAAAACGTGCGCTTTGACCGCCTCAAATTGAGTGTCGGCCATTTCTCTGCCTTGCTCATAAATATCATCTTCGACCATGCGCTCTCGCTCTTTGTCGTATGCCCATTGCACAATAGAGTTCGCTTGTCTGACTTTTTCATCACCACTAATATTGGCCAACCTTGGAACGCCAATGGTAACTTCGCCTTCAGCTTGTCCAGACCTAGCTTTGTAATCTGCAATAAAATCATCTAAATCTTGCAGGTCTTCGCTCAAGATGCGTACAGACTCCTCAATAACGTCATCTAATGGCGTTTCATCGTTGATGTCGCTTGTGTCTGATCTCTTCGCTGCTTGAAGGTCTACTCCCTTTGAAAACATCATCATGTCTTCTGGGTCAAACGCGATGTAAGAATCGCCAGTTGCTTCGCCTTGTGCAGTCAAGCCTTCAAAATCATTTTGATAAACAATGCCGTCATATCCTTTGCCAATAAGATAGTCGCGGATCGCTTCAAACTGTTTTGCTATACCAGCAGGCGTGAAATCTTTGGTATTGATCTTGGGCATATCATCGAAGCCCGTAGTTTTCAATTCCTCAATAATACTGTATGGATCATCCCACGTTGCGATGTCGCGCATTCTCAGAGGGTTTCCTTGTTTCACGTAAACGCCTATCACGCGTTCTCCAGTGCGCGGATATGTCCTCTCAATGAAGCCGGGAGAGCCATCGTCTTGCGCACGATTCAATCTCCACAAGGCTTGATTGGGACTGCCGAAATGAATCCCTAAGTCGGCAGTTGGACTCTGGAATTGATCATACAATTCAGCTGTGCCGTGATACACAGGGCCAACATTGAAACCTTGTTCTGCTGCGAAAGCAGCGTCGCTCGCGCTTGGCTCTGGAATATCTCTTTGAGCTGCGCCTTGGTCAATTACGCTTGTGCGTTCTTGCTCGCTATCTGCTCGAGTAGCGTCTTGTTGATCGCTGCGAGTTCCTTGTCCATCTCTTGGCGGTCGCTCGGGTCTTGGCTGTTGTCCATCGGCCCCTGAAATAATTTCTCCCCGGATTGTTCCTCGGTCGAGGGTGAGTCTTGTGATTGCTCCTGTGTCTGCATTCTGCGTTTCTGTGAAATAAACTCCTTGATCAATTGCTCGACCAACTGCGTCAGCGTCAATTACCCCATTACCTTGCATCAAATCGTATGTAAGATCAAGACTTGAGTGACCAACTGCTTCGTTTTTAATTGCGTTCCAACCGTGCCAATGAAGACCCCCTACGTTCGCGTGCGGCCCAAGAAATTGTGTCAAAGCCGTTGATGCTTCAATTGATTCTTGCAAAACCTTTTCCATTCCTTCGTAGAACGCTAACGAAAAATATGGATTTGGCTGTTCAACGTCCTTTATTGGGCCTCCATAATAACTCGTAGGATCGGTAGGAGCGGCAGTATTCAGATTGTATTTGAAAAACTCTCTAGGCGTATTGGCTCCTTGTGAAGCCATCAAGTCAGGAAGCCAGAACTCAACAAATTTCCAGCGATCCATAATTAAGCCAGGGTTACCATACGTTAAGCCTATAAATCGCTGAACTTTGTTTTTAATTCCAAGGGCGCCAGCATCTGCAACAAGAGCATTCCAAGCTCTGCCAGATTCAATTGAGTTTGTGTCCCGGTAGACAGATTCAACTTCATTCCAGCGACCGTCTAAACGGCTCAAAAGCATAAATATGTCATTCGCTTGACTTGTTACTTGATTGCCAATTGAAAGCGCAGCTTCATTGGTTTGATCTCTAGACTCTATGACTATCTCAGTCCAGACATGCGAAGGTTGAACGGGCCTTATACCGTTTTTGCTCATTCGACTAGATGCTGTCGCCTTGTCAATGCGCTCACGGTTGCTCTCAAATTCAGACGCAATAAAATCGTTGAACGTGCCATCAATCGATTTTTGCATTGCTTCACGCGCTCTAGGATTTGACAGCAGCCGCAGCCACATAGCTTCTTGTTGCACTGGTGTAGCTTGTTTGGAAAGCGTTCCCCATGCGTGATGCAGCAACAAAACCCAACTTGGAATTTCGCCTCTGCGATTAATTTCTGCTTTCATGGCTAGTGTTGAGTCTAAACCAGATCGCGCAGCTTCATGCACACCAGGAACCGTCAAGTCGCCGTGATAACCTCCATCTATCAAAGATACATATTCGTCAGGACGATTAACAATCGTGTCAACAGCGCTTGGCGCTGCGAATATTTTTCCATGAACTCCTGCTTTCCTCATAAATTCAACATAACCTTTTGGGTTAGCGAATTTACTTACGTCTTGACTAAGCCAATTGAGCGCTTCATCCAAACGAGCATTTGCTAGTTTTTGTTTGTCTTCTGTTTTTGGATATGCTTTAGGTAGCGAACCGGCAACCTTGCGAGCTTCATACATTGCTATCGGCCCCCCATCAATGGTTTTAACTCCAGATGGAGCAGGATTTGGGTAGTCTCTAGCGGCAGCAAACTGCTCAACACCCTGACTCACTTTTTCTCTAAGCTGAGGAGTCAACTCGAGCATTGTTGTAGTTAGCGTAGGATAATTTGGATATTCGACGCCATTGAACATTATCGTTTGTTCACCGTCAGAATACTTAACGAATCTGCTGTCGGAATATTCGCTCTGCGCTGCGAGGTCTCTTTCGTAATCGTTAAAATTAAAGTCGTCGCGATTTTCAAAAGGATTACGGTCGCGATCTATTCTGCGAGCTTCGTCAAAATCAAATGGATCAATATCTTCATCTACACCCAACAAGTTTCCCTGAGAGTCATAAACGTTAAGTCCTCCATTTTGTGCTTTTGGATTCTCACCGTCTACATAAACATTCAATTGATCTGGGTTTCGCATCACCATTGGCTTGAGCTCTGGAGCAACTCCAACGCTTTTTCCTAGTTTGGTAAGGGCTTTAGGCACTATAGAATCATAGATCATTTTGTGCATTGCACCGCCGATTGAGAGATTGTCCTCTTCGATCTTAAATGTTTCGTTGACGCCTAGCGCTCTAACGGCGTCATCATTTTGCTTGTTATTAGTGAAATCTGACAAAGTGAAATTTTTGCCGTTTTGCCGCGTAGTGCCATTTGATGGGATATAAATTGAATAGTTTATTCCCATCTTATTAAACGTCACTTTGTAAACGTCGGCGTCTTGCTTAGTTAGGTTTAATGCATCACCTACGGTTGCCCGGTAAGCTTCCATTTTTGCCACGTTCTCAGCATAATTTGCAAATCGCGAATCGGTTGTGTATCGCGGCATGTCAAAATTTTGATCGCTAGCATATCCACCCAGAATATAATCGGTGCGATAAAACGTGTCTCTGGGCATCGATCCTACAGCAGCATTCATCAATTGCTGAGCGTCAACATTTACACGCGCGGCATAAGGCACGAAACCTTGTCGATTTATATCGATCAAATTAAACGAGCGGCCATTTTCTGTGCTTATGTCTAATTCTTGTAGCGGAACGAACGCCGTCTCAGGTTTTGCTGGATCTATGAGCGGTTGCCCAGCACCGTGCATATTGTTTCTTGCGGTAAGCTCAAATGTTGTATCTGAGGTTGTATTGAATTTGTAGTGAGGCTCTTCTTGTGTTCGATAATAGACATCTTGTGGCCTCGAAGCATCTTTGATGGCAGCGGCTGCTGTAACTAGCTCATTCAATTTGCGAATTTTTTTGTCATGCTCTGCGTTGCCTTCAACTTTGGCAAAAAACACTTCTGAGGATCCTTTAATTACATCTCTGGCTTTCAGCTGCGCCCCTTCACTCTGCAAGTGCGCAGGAGCAAAGCCCCTATACTCACCAGTTCTGCTATCCTTTACAATTACGATTGCGGAAAGATCATCAACAGCGCCTGCATAAGCTTTTGCGCCGCTCATTTTTTCATACGAAATATCTTGTCTCTTACTTTCTTTGGTGAACTCAATGCTCTCAACCCGTGTGCGAAAGTCGTTTGTGTTTAAATCGATTTGATGTAATCCCGTAGGGAAAGCGATGGCATCGTATCCACTCTGCGCAGCCATCTGAACCATTCTGTTCGTTGCTAGCTTCGGCCAAGAGTTGCCCCAAGGCGCATAAGGAACTGGATTTTGTTCCATTTTTTGTCTGTGCGCAGTAAATATTTCCCAATCGGCAGCATCTGCCCAATCAGGTTTGTCTGAGCCAATTTGTTGCCGCACATATTCTCTAGCGTCAACGAAACCATCATAATCCGGAAAGCCAAACTCTTCAGCAGCTTGTTTTAGCAAATTTTCCTCAGCCTTTTGGAACTCAGCATCTTCAGCTGCCGTGATATATCCAGCATTGCGTCCTCTCTGATGCCAATCAGATTGGATTTCATTTACATACATCACTTTGCGCCCTTGTGTGTCGTAGCGGTCAGAAACCCTGGCGTGAAACATCACGTTTTCCTGATCCCAATGAGATCCTGTAAGCGTGTTAAATGTATTTTCTCCTTCGGGCTTGTAGATGAACAAAATTTCTCTGTAGTTTTCGCCGCCGTCAGTAGCGTATTCTTCGTAGCGAGTTGCATGATTTTTGTCTGCAGAGTCAATTTCTCTGATAATCGGTTGTGAAGTTTTGATGAAATCAAGAACCTCTTTCTTTGAAAAGCTGCGCTGGCCTTCAAGAAAATCCAACACACCACTCGCTTCTATCTCTTCTTGTGTGACACTACTTTGCCAGCGCACAACTCCCGGCAAGTCTGCAGCAAAACCTTCAGCTGCATCACGTTGCGTTGCTGGAAACTTGCGACGCATTTTGCCCACTTGATCTTCAGTTCCTTCGTGAACTTGCCAGTTGCCGATAATTGCGCCCACTTGATCGACACCAGCTTTCTCAGGCATCTTGGCATCGATTGCGGTCTGCATAGTGCTGATGTAAAGAGGAGAGGGAGATGGGGTTTCTCGCGTTGCTGCTTGTTGCTCCGAAGGCTTGATGGCAGTAATCACACCCTCTTTTCTTGAGACATTTTCTTCGCCAAAGATGTCTGCAATTAGATCAACGTAGTAATCAGGTTTAGCAGCAACTTGATAGGTATCCTCGCCAGATGGCCCCTCTTTTTCTGCTTTGTAAATTGTGACATAAAACGTGCCACCGGGTTTTAAAGCGTTCTCAGCCTGCAGAATCAGCCGGCGTTGATTGGTAACCTCTTTGATGACATTCAGCGCATTGTTTGAAACTACAATGTCGCTCTGACCGTTGGCTGCTTTTTTGACCGCTGCAATCCTGTCTGCAGAGCGTTCCTCAAACCACGGCTCATAGGAGTAAAATACACCACCCATCCTCGCAACCGCCTTGTCAGCGTGGCGGTATGGCCCTGTGCCAATATCCAAGACAACTTGTCTCGGGCGGATTAGGCCATTTTCCTCTAAATAGGTATATCCTCTGGGAAGTCTGTTGGAGTTTCCTCGCGAAGTGTCTGCAGAGGTGAACTCTTGCTGCGGGATTCCCCAGAGATCATTGGTTCTCCGCGCAGTTTCTTGAGGTGCTTGCGCGTTTCTTCTAGCATTTTCTTTTTGGCGTCCTGCCTCAAGGACAGCTTCGAGTGCTGCTGCGTCCCGCTTGCCGAGTCCGAGGTAGGCGACTTGCGAGTTTGTGAGGGAATCAATGCTTGGAAGTCCATACTTAGAAAGTAGGTCGTCTACGACCTCTTGACCAGACTTTTCAACTGTAGCAAACCTGTCTAATTTTGCAACTGTTTCAGCCCTGGGCTTCAAATACCTGCTGTTGCCAGTTTGCGCAGAATGAGATGCAGCTAAAGCAAAAACAGCCACTGCGTTCCCGCCGCTTCTCTCAATGTATTTGCGGATTTCATTGACCGTAGATCCCGTGGTCAATACGTCATCAATAATCACGTAGTCTCTGCCAGCTTGCACTTCTCCGCCAAACTCAGGCACTCTGAACAATCTCTCTATTGCGTTTGCATTTGTATGATTCCCTGCAACCAACTCTACTATTTTCTCATCTACTTCAAGGCCAGTCATGTCTGCTAGCGCTGCTGCTGCTGCTGCCGGGATAGCATTTGTTCCCCCCATTTCTTGGCTATCAGGAAACACTAGAATTGAATTAGGGTAATTATTTGCAACTTCTTGAGCTATCTCTGGTTTAATCGACTCAATTGCAATTTGCGTAGCGGCTAACGTGTCGCCAGCTTTGGCGGATTCGTGACGTTTTCTTTTGTCGCTTCCTTCTTTGCCCCTCAAGAATGGCAATGTTGTGTTGACGTGGGCATCTGGGAAAGTTTCTGGGAAGGGTCTTGCTGCGCTGTTGAGCTCCGTTTTGTAAACCTCATCGCCAAAGGCTGTAGTAATCTCTCCGTTGCTTTGATCAAGCATTTCTAACTTGAGATCATTAAACTGCACGTTTTCGATAGAAAATGTTTTGCCGCCGCTGTTAATTGAATGCACGTAGTCTCCGATCTTCAAATCGAGTAGAGGAGCCAAGTTATTAAGAGCGTTCTCAGCTTGTTTATCAGAGAGAAATTCACCTATCAGCAAATCGTTGGCATAAGCAGCGTATTTGCTTTTGCTAATCATTTTGACGCAAGCATCACATTTCTCTCTTGTGCTTTGCAGATATGCTTGATGGTTTAACACTTCGATATTTTTAGCAGGAGTGAACGTGCTAATCGGCTCTTGCGCCGTGTGCATCAAAATGTGTTCTATGACCGGGACTGACCAACTGTTCCCAATACCTTGATATTTTGCCGTGTTGCTTACTCCCTCAACATCCGATAGATAACCGTCTGGGAAACCCATAAGACGCGCTACTTCTGGAAGGGTGATTTTGCGGTATCTGCCCTTCTGATCAACTAACAGATTTTTTGGTGCGCCTTTAGCGATGTTTCGTGTGATTGCTTTAGCCTTATCTCTTTTGACATCGTGATGATCTCCCATGTTCCAGCGAGAACGACCGCGACGGTCAACATAGCTCATTAGTTTCTCAATGCCCTCTTGATTCCAAAAAGCGTCTTGAGGGACTTCTTGATCAATAACATCAATTAATTTCACGCCCATGTCTTTTGGTTGCGTGATTGGAAAATTAGCCCAATACAAGCGATCTCTCAAAGCGCCGGTAGAGAGCTTAGAATTTATTCTTACGGGGGAGACGCCAAGTGCTTCTGTGATAACAGCTTGGTCTTCTTTTTTCATTGAGGCATTGTTCTCGAGCAAGAAAAACTTGGGTTTTTTGCCTTTGATTTGTTTTACAAATTCCCAAAACAATGCGCTACGAGGGTCGGCCATCCCTGCTCTTTTGCCTCGACAAGAAAATCCCTGGCACGGCGATCCGCCCCATATGAGATCAATAGGCGCCATTTTTATAGATTTAAGCTTTTGAACGTCACCAACATCCTCAATGAAGTTGTGATTAGCTTTCTGGATTTTTATTGCTGACTCTTCAATTTCTGACGAATAATAATTATCAATCGGGATGCCAAGGTTTTTGATTGCTTGCGCCCCAGCTGCGATTCCATCAAACAAACTTAGCACGTTCCAAGCGCCGTTTTCTCCACTTCCTTGCGGCCACTCTACTTCTGGCGCGGAAACAAGCCTCCCAGCGAAGTCTCGTTCTAATCCGAAGGCATCACTTCTTCTAGTTTTGGCGCGGTTGGATGCTGCCTTTTGAATATCGGGTAAACTAGGTTCAAAAGTTGTTCCCCTTTCGGCTGCGCCTTGATCGCCCTCACGATTGCTTTGAGTTGGCTCTCTGTCTGAGCTAAACTCAAATGACTCACGAAGACTAAAATCTCTATGTTCTCCTTTTTCTTTTGTGAGTCCTGTTGGCGTTCCGTTGATGAAGGTTTTGTAGTCATTGTTGTTATTTATTGATTCTTTCTCTAATGCTTCAGATAGAAAATCTCCCAAGCCAGCTTCAAACAAGGAGTTTACATCATCAGCTAATTGTTCAACAAATGGGAAATACATTGGCCCCATTCGCGTAATATTGCGAGTAAGGACGTATGAGTATTGCTCGGTAGCGTCTCCATATCCTGAGTTATGAGTAAGCTCATGCAGGAGCGTTGTTACTAACTCAGCAGCGAACATACTGCTGTCATCGCCATATTGATCTAATCCTAGCTCTGCTGTTTCTCTCTTATTTATGATTCTTTTATATATGCGAAATGGAGATACGGTGATTCCATATTTGTTGTTATTGAATCGATATTCACCTGCATTTGTATTAGTTGCAGATGAAGTAAAATTGACTCCCAAAGCAGTCATTCCAACATTGATACCAATTAAATCGCTTTTTGTCGCAGACTCAAAACCGCTTCTCTCCAGATGTGCAGACAACTTGTCATAATATTTTTGCACAACCTCCATCACTTGATTGGTTAGGTCGTTTTGCGACAGTTCGACAGCCAGATCAGCGTTGCTCCCCGTAAGGTCAAAAACTTTTAGAGTTTTTACATTTTGCTGTTTGAGATTTGGGCTGTTTCTATATTGAGAAATGATTTTATTAACTTTTGCTGCTGCAGCAGTTTTTCGATAATTATTAAACAAATCGTTGTAAGCAATCGTTCCAGTTGTGCTGAAGTTATCTCGTCCCGCATTGAAAGGATAAGCATTAGATTTAGGATCAATCTTAGTAGAAACATTGATTGTTATAGAGCTCGGCAGAGGAATGCTTGACTCAAAAGCGAAATTCTTTGAAAATTGCCAGATCCCTTTGTTTAATATGTTAACTTTAATAGAGCTTCTTTCAGATATATCATCTCTTTGCAAAAGAGTGTATTTAGTCCCTTTATCATTTTTCGTTCCTAAATAGGATAAAGGTTCAGAACTTCTTCTTACTGCTTTTGCGTTGTTTTTGTTTGTTCCTATGGAGAACCGCACGCCCATAGGATCATTAACAGCTATAAGGTTTGCTGTTTTCTCAGCTTCGACAAAATCGAAATTTATAGCATCACCACTATTATCGTTTTGTTGTGTTGGTATTTGTGTTGTTATTTTTGTGTAGGAGCCAGGCTTGTTAACTGTGATAATCTCACTAGAGAAATTTTTAGGAAATTCCTCTAAAAGCATATCTGTTAACGCCGCCATCGACGGGTCGAGCTCCATATAGCGCTCTTCAAATATTTGGTTCAGATAGTTGTGACCAGAATATTCTTGTCCACCAAAGCTGTATTTTGCTCCAAGTTTTTCACCAAAAAAATCTTCGCCTTCGTTTTTGATGATGATTTCAATCGGAGTCCTATTTGTATCCACTAAAATGCGATTAAAATTCTCTACGATACGGTCTCGCAATGGCGGCGGCAGGTATCCCAACGCCTTGAAAAACTTATCTGTCGCAACATTTAAGGAGTTGTCTGGGTCAAAAACGGGCATCGCTTCTAACAGAGTTAGGTCTTCATCAGAAGTGACTTGAGTTCTAGTTATGAAGTTCCCAGTTTTTTTTCTATATTCGTAATCCTCAATTTCTGAATTGAGGCTGAGAAGTGAATTTACAGGGTAAGGGAAATAAGCACTCGCAAGATTGTCCAGAGATGCGTGTAGCGGGTGAGAATAATCTTGGAGGATGTCAACGACTTCTTGTTGGCGTTCCCTAAAAACTTTAGGGATGTCTGGAACCAAATTAGGATTAATATTCCAATTGAACAAATTATAGGAATCTACCTCGAGAGAAAACCCTTTAGGAAGCACGTTGCTAAGTGGCAAAGCCATGTTCTCAAAAGCAGAAATGTCTTTAATCTGCTTGGTAGCGAATGTGTTTTTTAATACAACAGTTTCAGCACCAGAAGAAACAGCTGCATTGCGATTAGCTACAATTGATACCCCGTTTGGTTTGTCATTAATTGTGTTCAACCATTTTTGACCATCACCAGTCATTGTGGTTTTGGTGAAGGAGCCGTCATTCTCCTCAAACATTGTTTCAACTGTAAAGTTGTCGCTGTTACCAAAAATAACAGCCTTGGCTAAACCGTAACCCCCGGCGCCTCCCGTTTCTTTGAAACTTTTAGTTATGTCAATAAGTGCTGAGGCAACTCTCTCTGGAGGCATGCCGTGACCAGTATCTTCTATTGTAAGGGTTCTGTTTTCCTCATCAATTATTACAACAACTTCGTTGTCAGAACCTTCCTTATTTCCTTTTTCAACGTCAGGGCGAATTGCATCAAGACTATTTTGCAAAAGCTCTCTTACAATAACAACGCCCATGTCCTGGGAGTATATCTTGTTTTGCACCACGTTTATTAAATCGCTCTTTTCAGATGTTATGTTTGGTTGCACCTCAACGCCCACTCTTTGCGCTGCATACTGCAATGGGTCTCGCCTTTTTCTAGCAAGACCTCCAAACATTCCGTAAACGGGTTTTGCGTTCCAAACTAAAGCGTGCCAAGTATCTTGTTCCTGCACTACTTCCATTCTTGGGAAATACGACGTAGCGTTCATAATTACGCCGTCGTAATCAAGCAACTTGAGCGCTTCTGCGAACACTTCGCCGCCATTTTCAAAAACTTCGGAGGACATGTTCCTCAAGTTCCGAAAGCTTAACGGAGAAATTTCAAATACGTTGAGAGCAAAGTCTGTCATGCTCATGCGAGCATCTTCTTGGATCAGCTCAAATTTAGATTCCAACAAAGAATCTATCGCTTTGCTATTAACGGCATCAAAAATCTGGTCATTATTTTCCAACACATCTATAGCTGCATCTATAATTCGAATAGCTTCTCCGCTTGCCGGGATGTCATCGCCTAATTCATTGGCTTTTATAATAGCTTCTGATTTGAAATATTCTTCATTGATTCCTCGAGAATCCAAATAGCCCTCAAAACTCAGCAGTTCATTTCCGTTTCGTTGATCGTAAGCATAGTCTTCTTGCAAGTCGGCTAGAATGTCTTCTCGGTATCGATCAACGTCTATTTCAACACCAGCTGATACAAAAATTTCCTCTCGGTTGCTAGGATCGAGTATCGCCCATTTTTGACCGTGCAAATAAACAGGCGTGATGCGCGGAGAAAAGCGATTAGCAAAAAGTGCTTTTGCAATGTTGTCAGCTTGTTCGCTATCTGTTTCTGGGTTGTCAGCTTCAATATTGTCTGCTGTTTCTTCCGCCAAAAACTCTAAAAACTCTTTGGCGTTATCGGGGTGCAAATCGACATCGGCGTAGTTATTTGCGTCATCAATTGAAGTTGTGAAATACAATCCTGACCCCAAGAAAGAGCCATGTCTAGACGGTGTATTGAACAAATCATTGTCAAAATGCCCTCTAAAAAATGACGTAGGCAATCCGCTGTAATCTCTTGTGAGCGGGTGAGAGGTTGACCACTTAGCCGTGAGTTCTTCATTCTCTCCTCGCATAGCAGCAAACTGCAGATCGAGTTCGTCATCTGTATATAACTCACTGAAATGAGGCTCATAACCGTCAATGAGGTTATACTCCTCAGCACGCTGGTAGAAACCTTCCGCTGACTCAACAATTCCTTCTACATAAATTGGGCCGTCAATGCGACTGCGAAGCCAAGCCAGCATTTCCATGCCGCGCACCCCGAACTCGCGTTGCCTAAATACACCTGTCACAATGGCGCCTTCGCTGCCGTCGTAGTCCAAAGCCTCCATTGTCTCTGGATCATCTGTGTATATCAAATCTCCACCTTTGAACTTAGCCATGCGCATTTGCTCGCCGGGCTTGTCCTCTTTCATGCCAGCTAGACTGATTGTCTCAACAGTTTCTGGTTCTGGCCATTCACGCGGCGCGGCGCCCTGATCGCCAAAACCGGCTGATTCTGGAACTTGCGTCTTTTGAGCTGCTGCGTCACGCTCTCGCCTAGCTTGCGTAAGGATCTTAGCGACATTTTCTTTCGCTCTCTGCAGTATATTCTCGACTGCTTTAGTAGACTTTCCTAATTCAGCAGCAATATCCTCATTTGATTTATTTTCTATATAACTCTTTTCAAAAACCTCAGCTTGCAGCTTTGGTAGTTTCGCAATCACTTTGCGTAGCACTTCATCGCCTTGAGACTTGGCATCTTGCTCTGTTGTAGGCGTTTGCGTTTTGAGGAAATCCATTACGTCTGGGCGCAATGGGAGCGGCATGACCGCACTATCAGGAATTATGTCAGCAATGCGCTCTTCAATTGCTTTCTGAGCTTGTCGCACAACTTCTTCTCTAAAGTTTTCTGGTTTTTGCACTGCGCGGCTAACGCCTACATTTGCTGCAGCTACCAAAATCTCAGGTGAGATGCCGACGTTGCGATATTGCGCTGCTACCATTTGCGGGATCGCAGCCTCCCTCACGTATTCCAACCGCTTTGCCGGCGTGTCTAGTTGTTTGTCGGTTCGCGTTTCAGCAAACAAATCAATAAGCCCGGCTTCAACAAAGCTCTGCGCTTGGATTGTTAGGTCGCGAAGGTTTTCAATCTCGCGTCGCAAGCCAGGGTCTGTTACGTTCTTGTCTGTTAGCAATGAATTTAATTTGCCAACAAGATTTTCAAGGATTGCAACGATCTTTTCCCAAAGTGATTCATCGTTAGGCAGCATCTGCGCTATGCCAACCTGACCGTCTCTCGCAGCCTCAACCACCATATTGAGATATTCATGGCCCATGTAGGTTGAGTTTGATGCCCTTTGGATGTCTGCCTCAAATTCTGCAGGCCACTGATTAACAGGGACGTTAGTGAGGTCTATGCCTCGCTGCCTTTTTGCCTTGTTGATGGTGTAGGCAAAATAACTTTGCGTTGTTAAATCTTTAAGCTCTTGAGGCAATCGCTCCCAAATGCTTGCAACAGCTTGATCGCCTACAAGCCGGCGGATAATGTTGTGCGTCGATTCCTCTAAAACTGTTTTTCTTGCAACTTCGACTGCTTCAGCAACAGATGCTCCTGATGAAATTGCTTGCAAGGATTGGTTAATCAACAACTCTGGGTCAATTTTTAGCGTGCCGTCAAATTCAACAGCTGCAGTGCCGCCAAACCTTCCTACTTGCACTTTTTTGAAAGCGGTTTCTTGCTGCGAAACAGTTTCAATAATCTGTTCCACTATAGCGCCAGCTATGTTGTATCTCTGCTCTTCGCTAAGATTTGGTAGGGCATCAGCACTAGCAGCAACAGCGGAATCAATCAAAGCAGCGCTAGCAGAACGCATTGCTTGTTCGCCTGCCTTTTGCCCTCTCCTGGGCTTCATCAGCTTCTTGACGTTGTATTTAGGCAAATTTGCTAGCTCAGGATCAACTGGCATCTGCTCTCTGCGCTCTCTTTCGGCCTGTGTTTGCTCCTGAGCCGCTTCTACGCTTTCTAGTGTTGGCGACAAGCCTTCGTATTCTCGAGCTCTTGGCGGCTGCATGACGCCATCTGCAATTCGCTTGCGAGTCTCAGCCTCTGACATCTCAATCAATGCTCGGTTCGCAGGAGCCGCTTCAGCAGCCCAAGCGACAGCATCATCCAGAATAATTGGAACAGAGCCTCCTTCTGCCTCTACCGCTTCTAAGGCTGCGGGTAATCCTAACTCCGGGGAGCCTTGCTCAAGGAGTGATTTTTCTTCGTTTGAAAGTTGCACAGTGCTGCCTTGCGACATTTTTGTGGCAGCGTGTAATTGATTTAGTCTTGCCTTTTGCAACAACAAATCATTGAGAGAATTTTGTATGCCTTGCACTGCGTTGGCTGGCATCAAGCCCCCTTCTTGCGCTTGCCTCAGATTAGTTTCAGCGCGATCAATCGCAGCATCGAGATCAGCTGATTGTTGCTTGTATTCTTTGAGCGCAACTGCCTGCGCAGCCATGCGATTTGCTGCTGTAGAACTTTGCGTGGCTTTAGCAATTTTAACAGCGTTGAATGCGATTTGTGCTTTTTCGCTGTCGAATCCGTATTCTTCGTTTGCTCGAGCAAGTTCTTGTTCAAGATACTCAACTTGGCTTTGTCCGGGTGCTGACGCAGCTTCGACGCCGCCAAATATCAACTGCAGTTCTGCTACCTCTGCTTCGGTAATGGTAACGCCCTCTGGCAAGTATTCTTGCAACACAACTGCTGCATCTGGGCCGCTAAGTGCCTCTGCTAGCGCAGCAGATGCCTCCTCAACTTGAGATAATTCCGCTTGATTGCTTTTTTGGATGTTGCGCGATCTGCGCCCTACAGAGCCAACAGTAGCTAGCGCCATAATTAATCCTATGCTAGAGCCTATCCCAGCCTCCATTAGCATACCTTGCTCCTCTTCATCAAAGCGAGACATAAAGCGCTCACCGTATGACATTTGCAATTGTTTTACCTCATCGCCAATATTTACTGATTCAAATTCGGCAGGTAATACGGCTTCGCCTACTAACAAATTAAGGTAACTTAGGCCACCCTCTTGCGCACCTTCAGTGATGGTTTCGCCTGCTACGGCAGCAGCTTTTTGACGAAGCGTAGGCGGGAGCTTACTGAATCTCAATCGCTCTAAGCCTTTGGCAATTGGTATGCCCTCTGTCATACCTAATGCTGCAAAGGCCAATAGCGTGCCTGCATTTCTAAGATCACTAGAAACATCAACATCAGGATTTTGCGCTGCGATGTTTATTCGTTGTTCGATTTGATCGAACGCTGCCATAGAGTTGTAAGCAGCACCTTGGCCAGCCGTCAAACCCCAAGGCTTAGAAGCATAGTCAAGCTGCTTAGGTGCAAGTTTTAGGTTGAACAACCTGTCTCCTTTCGCACCCAATCGCACTGCGCCGCCCGTCTTTGATAGGCCAGCAACAGCTATTCGGCTAGGTAACATAAACGCCACCATGCTTCCAACGCCTGACGAAAATTGAGAAGCTGTGTTTTGATCAAATCTAGGATCAGTAAAATTGAGTGATTCACCAATTGCTTCAAAACTTCTGACGATAGGGTTGTCTGAAATGTCGTTTCCTACATAAGCGTCGATGGAATCATACTCAGTTTCGACTTCTTGTTTTGCTTTATCTGATAGCGATTTGTAATTATCACTTTTTCTAAACACTCGCAAAGCTTCCAGATATTGAATTGCATTAATCTCCCCCGGCATGTTCCCCTTGAAACCAAGGCCGGTTTTCATCTGAACATTGTTATCGAAAATGTCGATTTGTTGTTCTTGGCCGCTTTCATCTAGATAGCGCAACGGTTCAACAAATTGCTCAAAAGGCCGTCGCGCTAATTCGTTAAAAGCGGTTTGTGGCTCTACTCGAGAAAAAGTTCCTGTAGTGAGATCGACATAAGGCAACACGTTGCTGGCAAGAGAACCAAGCAAATGACCAGATTGTGAGATACCCTCCATTCCAAACGTGCCTTGCGTCACGCCAGCTACAAATCGCAGAGGCAAATCCAATCCTTGCCGAGCCTCAAGCGTAAAACCCTCTCTGCCAGCTGCAGCACGCACCTCATCATCAAGCAGTTGCTGTTCTATTTCAGTGAGGGGTTGAGAAGTAAAATCTCTCCTTGGGTTGTCTCTAATTGCAATCCTTTTCTTCAGATTATCTTCTGCAATTTGCAAGCCTACGATCTGCTTAATTGTTTCTTCTGACTCATACCTGTTGAACAGAAGTAGGTTTCCGTTTTCGCCAATGTATTGCTGCAGGGCATCTGCATAATCGCTGGAAATCGGAGAAGCTATGCCTTGCTCTTCAAAGTAATCTTGAGAAAATGATTTGTAATCGACGGGCGGCTTTGCGCTCATGTTCATCATGCGGCCCAATCGCAACACTTCCATCAAGTCGCCGCCGCCAGCAAAAGCTGCGTCGCGAATACGAAGAATCTCATTTGCGATGCTAGCTCCTTTGTCGCCAAGGCCATTGGCGCCGTAAATCTTGTCAAATTCTGCTTTGTATTTTCTTTCGCCTTCTTCAGCAGAGATTTTTCCATTAGCTACGGCCACTTGTATTGCCGTTAAACTATTGTCTAGTTTAAGCTTCTTAACCTCTTCATGGAACTTCGGTATTTCGGAAGCTACAGAATCAATATCTGCAGGCGTAAATGTAAGCGCAGGATCTAGTGCATTAGTTGCCGTTTGCTCACCGCGAAAGGTCGCCGCAACGTCTTCGCGTATTGCATTTACTACTTCAGGCTTGTATCTGCCCGGCGCGTTATATTCCTTGTCTGGATCATATACATTGATGCCGTAGATAGCTTTGAGAATCTCAAGGTTCTCATTTGGCCGCTGTATGACATTGATTGGTTTGCCGTCGATGAGTGGCAATGCCTCAGTCACTTTGTCTGCGTAGATGTTAAAAATTTCAGAGCTTTCGCCGTTTGCCCTTTTCCTCTCTCGAGCAAAACCAATTACTTCTCCGTTTAGCGCAACTTTTCCTTTTACGCTTTTGTCTTGTAATAAAAGACGGTCAGCGATTAACGCTTGTTCAGATGCAACTAGAGAGTCAGCTTGTATTCTAAGCTGCTCGGTTGGCTGAGGGCCACCCATAGAGGTTGGGAGCGGAGCAGGTTGCTCTCGTAGTGCTTTTTTCCGCGCAGCAATATCTTGTTCGGCTGCGCTGATGTAGGTATCATCTACTTGTTCAATGCTCAATTCACCTACAGGCTTTGACGGCTCTTGTTCCTTTGGGGCAATCTCGTTGAGGTTCTTGACCGTATTGGCAAATTCTTTGTATTTCTCTTTTCTAGCTGCTTGCTCATTAACAAGTTTTTGTAAGCCTGCACGATGTTCAATCTCAGCTGCAGCATACGCTTGCTCTGCCGCTATAAGCTCTGGAGTTCTGATGGGCGCACCATATTGCGTAGTGCCAGCAGCCATAGTGAGCGAGGCAATCTCGTCTCTTCGTCTTTGCAAATCCTCAAAGCTCGCAGTGTTAC